GCTGAGGATGCAGGAGCTGTTCCGGTTGGTGATGGGGTAGAAGCTCCTGCAGCAGGAGCTGAGGGAGTCCCTCCAGTTGGTGTTGCCGGAGCTTGAGTTCCAGCTTGAGAAGGTTGAGTTGGATATGGAGTAAATTTACGATTTCCGGATTTATCGTAAACTACATATCCTCTTGCACCACCAAGAGTTTCTGGATATCCCTTCCCTGGAGTAACCTTTTGACCACTTTGAGTTGTTGCACTTTGAGGTGCGGTACTACGAGTTGGTTGTCCCGGATCTTTAACTGGGGAGGCACCCGCCCTTTCTCTTTCTTTATTAATAGTTGCTGGAAATTGCCATCCTTTTCCCGGAACATATATCTTGGTCTGTCCACCTCTCGTTAAGGTTGCCCAATCTTTTCCTTTTTCTTTAGCCCAGTCATATGCTTCCCTTTTAATCATCGATTCTGGGGCCGTAAGGAAGGGGTTTTTAGAAGGAGCAGGCTTCGCTGTACTAGAAGATCCTCCAGACATGGCTTTTAAAGCTTGTTGAGCACCAGATCCAATTGAACCAGTAATTTTTCCTTGATTTAATAGAGCATCTAGTCCAATTAATCCGAGTGCTAATCTTCTTTTTCCTCCAGTATTTTTAGCGGAAGATCCTACAGCAAGATTTTTTAAAGTTTTTGTAGTTTGTGCTCCAGATCTAGTCGCACCTTCAATACCTCTACTTACAAGAGCTTGTCTTACTGGTATGTTATATGGTAATTTAAATCCAGTTCTTAACCCAGTCTGTATAGCACTTTTAATAACAGAACCCCATCCACCTTCACTCAAATAGTATTCATATAAATCTTCATAAGTATAATCACTCAAATCATAACCTTCTTCCAAAAGACTATCTACCCATAAGTTAAAATCTTCTATAATTTGTTCTTCTGTCAGATCGGTTGGCTCATAAATTGAATTATAAGCTTCCATCAAATCTTGAGCCTGATTTTTTGTAATTTTATTCATTTTAATTACTTTATTCCTATATTTTATTTATTTTATATTGTAATTAAGCAGGTTTAATAAGAGTACTTCCTGGAGATGCAGGTTTGGGTGCTCCAATTTTTTTAGGCCCTACAATTTTTGGTCCGACTTTTTTAGGGCCAACACCATATCCAGGAAGTTTCTGTTGAGTTGCCGATTGGGGAGTAATTCCTAGTTGTTTAGTGTATTTTTGTGTAGATTTTAATGCGGTCTTATATTCTTGTTTTGCGGCTTTAGATTCGGCTTCTTTTGAATATCTACCAAGATTTAACGCTCTACCAACTCTGGCAGTAAGCGAAGTGTCTCTCGACTGTATAGATGGTCTTGCTAAGTAAACCGCCTTATTTCCCCTAAAAGCTAAATCTCCAACTTTTTGTTTTCCTGTTTTTGGATCACGAACTAATTGTGTTGGTGCCAGTGAGGCAGTTTTTCCTCCAGTTGTAATTGTTCGGGCTTGACGATTTACTGTTGCTGGCGTTGAAGTACCTAACAATGCGGATCCCTTTCTAGTACCATATACACCTTTTTGAGAAGCTATTTCTCTAGCTCCTCTTGTTCCTATAGTAGAACGTGCCTGTGAACTAGCCTTAAAATAATCTGGAGTACCTTTTGATGGAATAGAAGATGTTGGTTGTCCTGGATCTTTAACTGGTGGTAATCCAGCTTTTCCTCTTTCTTTATTAACAGTTGCTGGAAATTGCCAACCGATTTGAGGAACGTATATCTTTCTTTCACCACCTCTTGTCAGAGTAGCCCAATCTTTACCTTTTTCTTTAGACCAGTCATGTGCAGGTGTTGGTTTGGCTGTCCCAGATCTTTGAATTTTTTGAGTTAGATCTTCTATTTTTTTGGCGTCATTAACTCCAGTTGCTTTTGAAATTGCTTGTCTTGCTGGACGTGTTTTTTCCACTGCCCAATCATATGCAGGTTTTGCGCCAGTGGCAAAAGCTGTACCCAAAGCTAAACTGGCAGCCCCTCTATGTATTGGATTTCGTATTGGTGATGCAATTTTTGCACCCAAACCATATGCAGCGGCAGTTGTCAAAACACCTCCAGCAGCCTTAGCTTTAGATTGTCCTTCGTCTCTTCTCTGTTTATATTCCATTGCTGCAGGAATTGTAATACCAGCAGCCGTTCCAATTTTCCCTAATGTGGGTTTCCATTTTATTCCCGATTTAGGTGTCGGAGTGACTGGAGGTCTTACTGTTTGGTATCTTGCAGATGCAGAAGTTGGTCTACCCCTATATGGTCTTGGGGTTCTTCCACCTGAGGATGGATCTGAAGGAGGGGTTTCTGCACCTGAAGGCTGTCTAGGAGGTGGAGGTGGTGGAGGTGTTCCTGCTGATCTTCCGGCTCCTGGAGGTGGTGGAGGTGTTCCTGCTGATCTTCCGGCTCCTGGAGGTGGTGGAGGTGTTCCTGCTGATCTTCCGGCTCCTGGAGGTGGTGGAGGTGTTCCTGCTGATCTTCCGGCTCCTGGAGGTGGCGTTCCTGCTCCTGAAGGTCTAGCAGTAGTTCTAGCCCATTCTGGGGGCTGACCTGTTTTCTTATATGTTTTAATGAATTCTCTGGCTGCTCGATTCATCTTATCAGTTGAATTTCTATCATAAAATATACCCCCCCTTTCATGCACGTGTGGATTATCTTTCAGCCATTTTCTCCATACTACCAAAGGTTCTTCTGGTATATTCTCGATGATAAAAACAAATTCTCTAAAAGTCTTCATCTATTTTTTCTTCTTTTTTATATATTTATAAAAAAAGAGGGCGTTATGCCCTCTAAAAATTATTAGTTTTAATTTTATCTACCAATCGCTCTGCGTCTGCGAGCAGAGCGATTGGTGTGACTCAGACTATAGTGGCGTCTCCCATCCGAAGTGTCATCATCTCCATAGTAACCAGAATCATAGTCACCACTATCTTCTCCAGGTTTAGCGTTTAATCTTTGAATAGATTTTTTATTTGCCTTAATTCTTTCATTTTCTCTTTTATTTTCTGATTTCCGATTAGTTACCTCTCTTTTATCTGAGGGCAATCTACCAATAGCATCACGAATTTTTGTAATGTTTTTAGGTTCTTTGTATTTTTCCTCACCAGACTTAGAACGAACACTCAAAATCCTCTGTGCCTCGTCAAGTACATTTTCAATAATATTTTCTTTCCAATCCTCACTCATATTTGCCATGATTATCACTGCATCCTCATAAGTATCCGCATATCCTTCATCTAGAAGATGTGAAAGAATAATATCATAATTATCTACACTTTCATGTTGCGTTGAAGATTCTCTTGTTTTTCTTGCACCTCGAAGTTCATCATCATCATATTCTGTTTCGAAACGTCTATGAGCCAATCTTACTTGTGTTTTAGTTCTTGGGTGATATTTGGGTTCATTTCTATTTTTTCTAGCTGCCCTTTTCGTCATAATTCTGTCAACTGCTCCTACACCACTGGCCTTTAATTTTTTATCCACAACATCATCAACTTTTGCTTCATAAAGATTCCACATATCATCCCAAGTATAATCACTCAAATCATAACCTTCTTCTACAAGAGAGTTTACCCATTCTTCAACTTCTTCCCAAATTTGTTCTTCAGTAATTTCTTCTGGTTCATAAACTGCACTATATGCTTCCATTAAGCCCCAAGCATCAGTTCCGGTAAGTCTAGTCATTTGATTATTTTTTTACTTTATAATTTATTTATAAAAAAAGAGGGCCTAAAGGCCCTTCGAAGTCGTATTTCTCAACCAATCTTTTTCATAATCATAATCTCCAAAAAGATATTCATCTATGACTGCTGCTTCTTTAAAAGCATTTTGTATTTCTTCTTCACACCATTCATCATAATTTCCATCACTTTCAAGAATTTTTGGATTCATAGTTTAAAATCAGCAAATTGATTTTCAGTAATGTCGTGCTTTACTGCACCTACAAGATATGATGTTTTTTCAGTTTCCATTGGAAGTTCTTGAAGCCCCTTGCTATTTAGCCAATGGAAGGTCCAAGGTAAAGGATTGTTCTTTGCAGAAATATCAAACATAGGCTTAAGATCAATTGCTTTCATTCTAAGATTCGAAATCCATTCAACATACATACAGAGTAGTTTATCATTTAGGCCGATTATCGATCCATCTTTAAATAAGTATTGTGCCCATCGTTTTTCTTCATTTACAGTACGTTCAAACATCTTATAAGTCCAATCCTCCTCTTCCTTAGCGATTTTAATCATATCTGGATCATCGCCATTCTTCCATTTAGTAAGAATATTTTGAGTGATTGATAGATGAACTCCTTCGTCACGGGCAATAAGTTCAATGATTTTAGCCGAACCCTCCATCATCTTAAGTTCACCAAAAGCAAAGGAACAAGCAAAAGAAACGTAAAAACGAATACCTTCAAGAATGTTGACATTCATAATCGCCCTGTATAGTCTTCGCTTTACTTCATATAGAATATCTTTACCTAACTCAACACCTTCATTTCTAAATTTCCACAATTCACTAGAACCATAAGATTGTGCGGAGTTAATGAAATCATCATATGATTGAGTTACCGACTTTGCTCTTTCTAGAATATTTTCATCTCCAATAATTTTATCAAATACTTCGGATGGATTTGAATATACATTTTTGATAATATGAGTATATGAACGTGAATGAATCATTTCCATGAATTCCCATGCAGTCATACACGATTCGAGTTCAGGAAGAGAACAATAAGGAATAAATGCTAATCCGGGACCTCTTCCCTGAACAGAATCAAGCATAATTTGATATTTTAGATTTGATGTGAAAATATGCTTTTGCTCGGGTCTTAATTGCTGATAATCTAATCGGTCTTTCTGAAGAGAAATTTCCTCTGGTCTCCAAAAAAAGCTCAACTGCTGTTGAGCTAATTTATCAAAAACTGGATATTTGAAAGTATCGTAACGTTGAACACCCAAAGGAGGACCAAAAAACATCGTTTGTTTTGTGGTATCTACATTATTAGTATTAAAAACTGTCATTCCTTTAATTTCAGATTGTACATGATTCACAATAATCTTCTCCCTCTTTTGAGTTTATAATTTCATCGATAAGTTCTTGTACTGAATTTTGTTGAGCCGATTCTTCTACACTTTCATCTCTACCATCATAAATGTTACTATAATAGGCAGTCTTTTGACCATACTTATATACATAAAGAGCATCTTGAATAATTACAGAAGTAGGTATTTCATTATTTGGATAGTGTTCAGGATTATAAGACCAATCGGCACTAATTGAATGATCAAAAAATTTCTGGAACATTGCTACAATGTTAAAGTAGCTCGTGTTATTCTTCAGATCCCAGAGGATAGTATAATCATTTTTGAGAGTATTATACTGAGGAACAATTTGTTTAATTGGACCTTTTTTTGATTTTTTGAATGAGATATATCCACGAGGAGGTTCAATGCTACTAGTAGCGTTTGAAATGATCGAGGAGCTAGCAGATGGCATTATAGTACTCAGAGTTGAATGCCTCAAACCGTAAGTTTTAATATCTTCACGAAGAGATTCCCAATCATATTGAAGGGGATCATTACAAATTTCATCAACTTCTTTTTTATAGGTGTCAATCGGTAGAATTCCATCTGAATACTTTGTTCGATTAAACCAATTACAAGCTCCCTTTTCTTTAGCTAGAGTGTTTGATGCCTTAAGTAGGAAATATTGAATACTTTCAGCAAGTCCATGAGCTGCGGACCAAGCTTCTTTTTGGTCATATTTTAATCCAAGTTTAGCGAGATAATGGGCAAACCCAATCACACCGACACCAAGCATTCTTCGATTTCGAGTTGAAATTTCTGCAGCATTTACCAGATAAATTTGATTTTCAATTAACTCATCTAGAAAACGAACCACTAATTCAGCAAGTTCATTGAGTTCTTTATCAGATTTAATCAATCCAACATTAAATGCAGACAAAGTACAAAGAGCTACCTCCCCATTCTTATCGTCTATTGATTCTAATGGAGTTGTGGGTTCAAGGATCTCACAACACAAATTTGACATCACTACTTGATCTTTAAAAGGACCATGAGAATTGGCATGATCAATATTCATCAAATAAATACGGCCAGTTTCGAATCTTTCCTGTAGTAAAGAAATAATAAGTTCTTGTGCTTTTACTGTCTTTTTAGGAATAGAATCATCATTTTCGTATTTTACATAAAGTTCATCGAATTCTGGAAGACCAAAAACATCATAAAGTCCTGGAACATCATTGGGGCAAAACAGAGTGATATTACCATTCTGAATGAACCTCTCATAAAAAATACGAGAGAGTTGAATATTGTAATCAAGTTTGCGAACTCGATTTTCATCCGTTCCTTTATTGTTTTTTAATACAATAACACTTTCAATTTCCTTGTGCCAGATGGGAACATATACAGTAGCCATTGCGGCACGAACCCCACCCTGATGACAGGATTTAAGAGATCCTTCAAACTTCTTCAGGAATGGAATTAATCCAGTAGAAACTACTTCACCTCCACGAATTTTACTACCAATAGCTCGGATTCTGCCCATGTTCAATCCAATTCCAGCCCGCCCTGCGATATATCGCATCATTGCACCATCAGTAGCAATGATGCTTTCTAAAGAATCTCCACAATCTAAGAGAACACAAGATGCAGATTGTTTCATGGGTGTACGAATTCCAGCAAGAATCGGAGTAGGTACATTCAACTTATGTTTAGATATTGCATCATAATACCTTTTCACAAAAGACATTCTCGTTTCTTTGGGATATCTTGAGAATCCAATTGCAGCGATCATCATGTACATAAACTGAGGTGTTTCATACAGTTTACCTGTACTACGATCCTGAACCAGATACTTATCGACGACTTGGCGAAGCCCAGCGTAAGTAAACAAATAATCTCGGTCATGTTTAATATATTCACCAAGATGATTGAGTTCCTCTTCAGTGTACCAATTTAGAATCTCATCATCATAAACTTTAAGTTTTACACAATTCTGAATATGTTCATAAAAACTAGGATACTCCTGCACTACCCCATATAAAGATTTTCGAATAGAAAACAGAAGAAGACGGGCTGCCACAAATTGATAATTGGGAGCATCCAATGAAATCAGATCTGCTGCAGACTTAATTAAAATCTCTTGAATTTCTGACGTACTAATTCCATCATAAAATTGAATTCCAGATGTCATTTCAACCTGAGATGCAGAAACACCAGATAAACCTTTACATGCTTCTTCCACCATAAGATGCATTTTATCCAAATTCAATGGTTCAATTCTACCATCTCTTTTTTTAACATTTGTCCCGTTGCTCATACCTTTTTCCAGTGAGTAAATTTAAGTTTTGCTTCTAATCCTTGATAAGTACTAGCTTCTAGTACTTCTTGCACATTTAAATCAGAAAGTACCATATTATTAATGTCTTTATCTTTGATATAAGAAGGCCAAATTACCACCTTATATCCTTGACCTATGACCTTAGAAATTCTGTTTACAATTTCAAGATTTCTGGGCTCATTATCATAAACGTAAACATAATCTTTCCAATTAAATTCAGAAAGATCTATATCAGAACCACACATTGCAACTGAATTATCAATAAATGTGGAATCAAACGGACCCTCAACAACGTAAATTGTTTTTGATAAATTTACTTTATCAAGTCCATAAATTTTAGGGGCATTTTCAATAAGCATCACAGTGATGTATTTATTTGGTGATGCTTCGAGGCTTCTTCCTTGATATCCAATCAGATTTTTATCGAAATCGTACATAGGAATCACGATACGTTTTTCATCTTTTGATATATCGTCAAAGACTTTTTTATTCGTATTTACCCATTTTTTGAATTCTTTTGCAAAATAAAATTGATCAGGATCTACTTTTCTATCTTCCAAATATTTTTTAGCTTCTGGTACATCTGAAGCTTTGGGTAAATCAATTTTGTTTCTAAAAATGGGCTTATTGAAATCAAATTTTGGAGTATCTACTACAAATCCCTTTCCAGTATGACCTTCTTTGAATTTTTCAAAGATATATTCTCGATGTAGAACACTGTCGAAAGATTTTAAAAAGTTATTGAATGAAAAACTAACTCCACAATTATGACACTTAAAATTGGTATTGTTTTTTGTTGAGTAAAAATATCCTCTTGCTCGATTTTTATTTTTCTTGGAATCCCCACACAGAGGACATCGAAAGTTATATAAATTAACCTTAACTTTTTTGAATTTTTGTAGACGTGAAGATACTAATCCAATATACTTTGAATCGATAAAATCCATTCGTAAGACCGGAAGGACGAACAGTCTAGCAGAGGTTCGACGCCTTGTCAATCACCTTGGATCACTTTTCTTCAGGGACATTTTGCTGATGTACATGACCCTCACGTTGCATTTGCATTTCAGATGGAGTCCACCATCCAGACGCAAGCGAAGCTAGAGATGCAGTAATAATTGCTAAAACAACACCACAACCCACAGTCATCCATTTAATTTTAACAATTTCCTTTACTTCCTGCTCTATTATGCCAACTCGATCCGACACTTCTTTATGCTCTTTTCGATTTTCTTGCTTTAAATCGTCCAACATTTTTGCAACTAATTCGTCGCTTTTATTGCATTGTTCAATTTTTTCTTCATGAACAGCCAACATCTTGCTAATATTTTGACTGGTTTTACCCATGATTTGAATTGCTTCGTCTATTTTTTTCATCATAATTTCATATGATGAGAGACGTTCTTCAAGCACAGCTAACTTTGTATCAGATGTAGTATTCGTATTAAACATTTTGGTGATGTGGGAAACTTATCTCTCACGAAACAAATCTAATGCTTATTAATATTTATTATTTTGGGGGATTTCGTCTCATCATCCATCGAGATCTTGACCCCTTTCCTAAGTATGCGTATTTTTTTCTAACTGGTGGTGATTCTTTTTGAGGATCGAATCCAAGACCGGAAGCTCCAGCATTATTAGTAGGATGAGTTCCTGATACAGACATACCCTCTTCCTTTAAATATCTAATTAAATGAATAATTTTATCTATTTTTTTCATTAAATTGTTTGCAATATTGACATACAATTAGTATCTTCTAATATTTCATGTATTTTTGTTTTTGGATATTGAGGTATTCTATTTAAAAATACCAAAAAACTTTTTATACACGGCCACAAGTCTTCATCCAAACTATAAAAAAGTAAAGGAATAGCGGCATCATCAAAAACATTAAAAAGAACTATAAGATGGTTCAATATTAATTGTGTTTTTAGAATGCCAGTATTCCTATATCTTTTTAATAATCTTTTAATATATTTAATTCGTTTCAAATCATCATCAAAATCCTCTTTTGTTAATGCCTGAGGATTATTATAAAATTTTATAGCAAATAATAGATAATTATCTTTATTCAATTCATCAAATCTCATATATCACTGATTCGTTGGATATAAAATACCGTTGGTTCCTGTTGTAATTCCGGACATAGCAACAAGAATTTCACTCTTGACTCTTAAGTTTCCATGAGTGTCAATATAAGTAGTCACACCTACCCATCCGGATCCACTAGTCCTAAACTCAGTAGATACATTGGAGTATGCACTTGTGCTAATACCATAAACCTGTTTATCATAACCTCCAGTATATCTCTTGAAGATTAGGGTGTCGCCAGTTGCAATTCCTACAGAAATTGTAGAACCTAAAGTAATTGTATTTGTACTAATAGAAGAAATTGCAATATCATTTCCACCATTCAGGAGAGTATCACCTTGAATAAGAGTAGAAGGAGGAATTACTGGAATTATATTCGTGCCAATTCCTGCATTTGTGGTTGCAGTTCCGGTGACTCCAAAATTTTTAAGAGATGGTGCAGAATCTTTTGCATTACTATATGATGAATCCAAAACGGTATATTTTGGAAGTTCACTTAAGTAAAAGCTAGTAGCTGCGAATGATACTGTAGAAAGACCTGCAGTAGAATCAATAGTCAATTGCGTAGTACTAGCAATTCCAACAATTACTGCATCACCATAATATACACCTCCGTTTCCACGAACACCAAAACGAATTACATCTCCAGTTTTTGCAGCACCAACACGACCAAAGGTAGTTCCAGTTCCAGTCACAATATTATTAGAAAGTGAAACCGTGCCAGTGGCCTTTAAATTATCGTTTATTCCCCAAAGAGACATTTGACTTACCCGATAGATTTCTTTTATATTGATATTTATAAAAAAAGGAGACCTTAAAAAGGTCTCCTAATAATTTATGAAATTGATTCAGGGAGTTGGATCGACTGCACCCTTTTCTTTAAGTCTAGCTTGAACTTGCAATAAAACAAGTGATAAAATACCATTTGCTTTAATTTTTGGTGATGCACCAAGAACTTCAGAAAGAACAAAAAGAATAGTAGCAATCAATGCTTCATTAGCTTTTAGAAATGCGAGTAGTGCTGCGAGTGTCATAATAAGTTCCTCCTATAAAGGATATCTAATTATATTTATTCAAATCACATTTTTACACCCATTGATCTTACTTTATTTTTTACTAAATTTACGGAAGTTGGAATGGATCTAGTATCTTCCTTATTCTTTTTATCATCGCAACCACATTCTTCTGATTCTTCCTTCATCGCTTCTTTGCGAATTTTGGCAAAGTAAACTTTTTTACCTTTTTCCGCTCCATACTGCTGTTGCATATTTTGCTTCATTGAGGAATCATCATATTTTTTCTTTAACTTCTTTTCTTTTCTTTTTTTAGCCGCAGTCATTTTCTTCTCTTGAAGAAGATTCAAGAATTTTTTATACCCATTCTCTTGAATCAAATCACCATTCAACTCAGTATGAGCCATGATTGAATTAGTAGGATTTACGGTTATTTTATTTTTTTTACCTTGAAGAATATCGATTTGTTGATTTTGATTATTCGTAGGAAGTGGAGGTTCATCCATTTGTGGAAGATTTGCCATTCCTAAAACTTCACCCATAAATTCTTCTTTCACTGAAGAGGTATCTTTACCATCAGCAGGTAATCCTTTTTTGCGTTGAATTGCATTATGAACAACTCCAGCATGTTCTTTTGCACCACTTTCAACTTTACCGTCCCCATCATAATCTTTGGATGCTCTACTTCTTCCTCTGGAAACCTCGGCAGTTTGTTCGCCTTTTTCTTTTTCTCCTTCATATGCATCACCATATTCAGTCATTTCAACATCAAGTCCTCTCGCTCTAAGTTGACTAATTTTAGAACGAGTTGCAAATCTTACATAACTGACTCCACTTTGAGTATCTGTAACTCTTACTTTATATTTCTTACTTTCAGCACCATTTGATTTACTTTGAAAATCTTTTTTAATCTCTTCAATATATTCTTCAGTAATTTTTGGTTGATTATCTACAAAGACTTTATAAAGTGCCTTTGCCATAGTATCGGAGGCAATAGATTTCATATCAAAACTTTCGGCCTGTGTCCCACCTTCTTTACCAAACAATCTTTTTCTAACCTCTGCCTTTTCCATTTCACTCATAGAGCTATTTTGCATATATTGGGAATATGCAGTGCGAATCGGTAGATTTTCTCTTCTTGCACGATAACGAATATCATATACCGCTTGTCTTATTTTTTGGTCAGGTGTTTTTTCTTTACCATCTCTTCCTCTTTCGGATCCGCCACCTTTTTCCGAATCTCCACGATCTGATTTTTGTGATTGTGCAGATAATTGTGCCTGTGGATGACTTCTTGCAGGAAGATCTTCAGCAATATTTTTTTTCATAAGAAAAATTTACCCTTACTTTTTGCTATTTTTATTTATTAAATTAATGCCGTAAGGAACACCACCATATTGTAAATTTTCTTTTCCAGTTCCAATTGCTCCGGGGGTCATCTTAGAAGCATATTTAAAATATCCCAAAGTTCCCACTAAAGTATTTGGCTTTTTTGGCATTCTCATAATTCTTGGCATGGATTTTTCAGTATAAGCTTCATTTACATCTTTAATCCAAGACTTAAACATAATTCCATCTTCAGTAACACAAATTAAGTAGTTCGTGCCTCTTCGAATAATTTTACCACTTAATCCTGTAGTGACACTTTCAACTTGTTCACCCTCTTTAAAGATATTATTAGCAATATAATTTTCTCTTAAAGATTTTAGGTCATAATCTGGAGCAATTTCCCATGTATGATACCCTTCTTGTTGTATCTCTTGTATATTCATTCCTTGGCGAACTGAATCAAAAAGACTTAAGGCTTCCTTATTTTTAATTTCTTTTGGCAATCCTGCACGGAATGTTATAAAATCACCTTCAGCTGCTGCGAGTCGAAGTCTAGCTGAAGATAATTGATCTAGACTCTTTCCATCTGGATCTATTTCGCCTGAAGGAATAACTTCAATTGTATCGAATTGATAAAGCTGCCCATTATAACTATTTGCAAGTTTTTCGAATTCTTTTACTCGATCCGGCCCAGTTAAAATTCTAACATTTGAATACCCATCATTATGGGCTCTTTTTAAGACATCAAAAATCGAAATTAGATTTGTATCATTAATAATTCTTTCACTATGATATGGATACATTATTCTCATAAATGAGATTTTAGTATCAGGATCTAAAGGATTTTTCTTTGCATCTTGAGATCTGGAAGGTATAATTACGTATTCATCTCCAGATTCGGCTGCCATGTTCATGATTTCAGAGTGCCCAATAGTGGGCGGATTAAATCTGCCGAACACAATTGCCAGAGTTCCTTTGGTCTTTGGAACCGCAGGAGGAGCGATTGTGGGCTCTTCTGGAGGCATTGGAGGCTGCTCGGCAGGAATCTCTGGTTCCGTCGCCACAGGCTGTTCTGGCTGCACTGGAGGGGCTTGAGATGGAAAGGTGGATCCCAAGGGAATATTTTTTTGAAATTCCCCTTGCTTCGGATCCTTTCCTCCGATGATCTGATTTTTATTATAAAACTTTAATTGGCCACCAACAGTTTTTGCTTCAAATTCTCCCGTAGCTCTATTATACCATCCACCATGCCCATCACCAACATAACCAAATCTTTTTGCTTGAACAGAAGCATAAGATGCTTCCTTTAAAAATTCCTTAAAGGTTTTCATTATTTACTTGTACTCGGCAACACTATATAATAACTTTATTATATTTATGTTTTTAAATAGGAACATCAAGATTTGCACTTGAATCTATTTTTAATCGCTTTACTAATTAAGCTATGTTCCAGTTCAATTATCGAATTGACATATAATTGAATAATTCCGGATGAGATTCACAATATTTTCTTATGATTTCACCTGCTTTAGCATTGGCTTCATTCTCTGAAGGACTTCCTGCTTTTGTATTTTTTTCAATTCCTTTTTCAATATGTTGTTTGTAGTGAACATATTCATGAGAAATCGTTCTTAAAATATCGACAGGATGTCTATTAATGATACTCAAATGAATTACATTATCTTTAGAGATATGACCAAATGTACGCATGTGTGAAGCATAATCTACATCATCGATTATGACGATTGGAATGTCATATCTGAGTCGAAGTTCTCTTTTAAGATAAATTAGAAAACGTTTTAGAATTACATTAAACTGTATTCTAGATATTGCTCTTCCTTTTGATTTACCAAGAATAGACATATTTTTGTTTTTATTTATCAGAGGTCTCCCGCTTCTCTGTTTTCAGAATAAAATGAATCAAAGTAACCATCCGGGTATCTCTTCGAAAGTTTTTCCACGTTCATTGAAATAATTTCATCTAAAGAGGTATCCAAAGCAATACAAATCTCAGCAACATACCACATTAAATCACCTAATTCACGTTTGAGATGAAACTTAGTTTCGTCATTCCAATTTTTACCCTGAAACACGAGTTTCTTTACGATCTCCAGAAGTTCACCACTCTCAGCCGAAGCACCTATGGCTCCAGTCAAAAGTCTTTCAATATTTGCACCCTTCCCATCAAGTGAAACCAAACGATCAGAAAGAGCAAGAAAATCTTTAGATTCATCTGATGTTACTGCATCTACAAACTTAGAATAATCGTTAAAATTGATCTGCTTGTTATTTTCCATAGTTAATAATTAATTGTGAATAATTTGTTAAATTAGTTTACTAAATATCTAACTTCATCAATAAAGTTAGCAGCTAATGCAGTTTTAATCATATGATCGGATGAACTGTCTTTTTTTGGATAATCCGAAAAATAAACCACATATTTAATTGAAGGATCTATAAATTTTAATAAAGCCCCGTTGCATATCGCTTTTTTTACATTATCAGTTCTTTTTGCCCCTGGTCTTTTCTTTGTACCTTGTTTTCCACCTTTAGCTTCACCATATTCAATGATTCCGTTTTTTTCTGCAATATAATCGACATCTACACCAATTTCGACAATTTTTGTAGATTTAGGTATAATAGTATAACCAATATCGGTTAAATGATTTTTAACTAAGGTTTCAAATTCCTTTCCTGTTTTTTTGCTCTCTGATTGAAAGTTTGTTTTCATAATTTTTAAAACTTAAATCCATCAAATGATTTTTTTATTTTTGATCCATCAGCATGATCAAAATCTTCATCTTTACCAGAACCTAAAATACCCTTTTGGGCAATTTGCTCACAATCATAAAGTCGCATTTTTGTTCTATCAATTCCCAACACGAACCTCTTATATATGTCAGTTGAAGAATAACGATTTTTTAACTGTTTTACCATAATCTGACCTAACTGTTCCAACTCTTCTGTGCTAATCAGCGCAAACATAAAATCTGCAGTAGCTGGAAGTCCGAAAGATTCCGAGGTATCAGTAAGTTCTAAATCCGATGAACCAAATCCACTTCTAGTAGTTTGTGTAGCACTAACAATAGGAACATTAAACTCAACAGCAAGACCTCTGAGTTCTTCTGCAATAGATTTAATATAAGAGTATGAATTAATTGATGAATTTCCCTTATATCTGGAAGAAGAACAAATATTTAAATAGTCAACAAAAATAATATCTGGGTAAAATGATTTCTTAAGTGCCAATTCATTCAGTAATGATTTAAAATGTCCTGCATGTGCAGAAGCAGTCGGATACTCTTTAATAACAAGTGATCCTTGAGTTTTTTTAGATAAATTTTGAACTTTATTTTTAAATACTTGTTGTTGCAAATCAGACAATTGTTGAATTGGCACATTCAACAAATTTGCATCGATACGTTCTGCAATTCTTTCCTCGGCCATTTCGAGAGTAATATACAATACGTTTTTACCTTGCAATAAGGTTGATGCTGCAAAATGACATAATGCTAAACTTTTGCCGACACCAGTACCTGCAATTATTATATTAAGCGTTTTCCTAGGTAATCCGCCTTTAGTAATCTTGTTGAAATATTCTAAATCAAACTCAATTTTATCTTCTTTTTTAGTATAAAACTCATAACGACTTTCATAATCTCCGAGATAATCGTGACCAATATTATTATCAAAAGAAACTGATAATGCATCTGAAAGAATGCTGGGAATGGCATCACGACTTTTCTTTTCGTTATTTCCATCTGCAATATGAATGGATTCCATAAGAGCAAGATATATCGCACGATCTCGACACCACTTTTCAGTAATATCAATTAACCACCGTTGATCTGTAAACGAATTGTTTAAAACCTTAATAATTTCATAAATTTCTTTGAGATCTGATTCGTTTAAATCAGTTCGATTATCGATTTCAATAGTCAATGCTTCTTTAGTAATCAGTGAATTATATTTACTAACAAACTTAGAAAGTTCTTCAAAGATTATTTTTTCCGTTCTTTTTTCGAAGTATTCTTTTTGTATGAATGGAATTACTTTTCTGCAATATTCTTCATTAAAAATTAAATTTCCTAGGATTGTAAATTCAAGTCTTTCCATTACTTATAGTGCAGATATGCAGTGAGAATATACTTTGATCCTCCAACTGGTGCTTCCCCTCGGTGAGGAAAAAGCCAAAGAGGAGGAAAGACGACCAGTCTACCCTTTTTGGGGGAGATTGTCAAATCATGAAACACGGTGTTTCCTCCAGCAGTCACATCATTCAAATACCATAGAAAAGATAAAAATCTTCTCGATGAATCATGATCCACTACATCTACATGTGTGTCGAAGCGATCATTACCATCAGAATTATATTTTTTTATTCTAAATTGTTCAAAGGCGTGTTCATTTGGAAAAACACGCTTATCAATAAATTCATAATAAAGATCACGATATTCAATTACTTTTTTGATGATATGATTATGAACACTTGAAATTTCTGATGATAAATTCCGATTTTGTGTTAGATTTAATTGAGTGAAATTTGGCTTACCTTCATTATCATGCCTTTCATGTAAATTGGTATGCTGATCGAAAGTTGAAACTAAAAAATCACAAATATCAGGTTCTAGTGCGCTCTCATATATCTGAATAAATTCATTAAGTTCAGCCATACTTGAATTCTTCTCTTGCAATTTCATCTAGTTTCTGCATAATATCATCTGTAAAATACTGTTCTGGATTTTTAAGAATTTCCTTTCCATAGATTTTTTTACCATCAATTTCATAGCGTCCTGCAGTATTTTTCCAGAGACCACCAAGCTCTCCTAATTCAAGTAGCCCATAATACCGATCAAGACCACGTTCATCATAATATAAACGAATTTCGACATCTTGATTTTCCTTACTTAATCGTGATTTGTATGTTTTAGCTTTAATGATATTACCTACAATTTCAGTACCTTCCTTTTCTTTAGATTTTGAAAGATAAATGATAGTAGAAGCTGAATATTTAATTCCTGAGCCGCCAGACATTTCTTTAGGTGAATACAAGCTCATAGAATCATATACATGATTTGTTACTAACATTGGAATATTCGTCTGCCCAAGTTTAAGTGTAAGCATACGAAAAGCACCTTTAATTAATTGTGCTTTAGTCATGTCCCGAGAATCCTTTTCCGCTAGCGTATCACTAATTTCTTTATTTGAAGATAGCATTCCAAGAGAATCCAATACGAACATACAAGGCTTTCTTTCTTCTGCGGGTTTTTTCTGATATATATCTACAGCTTTTACAGCTTTATTTCTAAATTCTTCAATAGTAACCACATTAATTACAATGAGTCTATTAATATCGATTCCTCGACTTTCTAGAAGAGATTTAGTAATAGCAGACTCAGTGTCAAAATAGAGACAGTAACCATCGGGATTACTTTCTAGAAAGTTTTTGACGACTGCGAGAGAGAAAAAAGTTTTCCCAGTGGAGTTTTCACCGCAAATTGCAGTAATCTTATTTCCTGATACTCCACCATAAATGGATCCGGATACGAGAGCATTAAAAATATATGAACCTGTATCTACATATGTCTCAGATTCATCAATTTCGGATGCTATAGAAGCATACTCAGATCCAACTTCTTTTATAATTTCTTTTAAAAAATCCATAATTTTTCTAGATAAAAAGTGATTCTAATGTGATAGTTTTTTCGGTTTTCCATCCAATAATATCTAATATAGTTTTTAATGGATCCAGAAAACCTTTTTCAAATTGCAAATCATAATCAACATATTTTTCAAGACTAAGTTCTTTAGGAAATTCTTGAATAAAAGAGATTACGTTTTCACGAATTATATTTGGTTTTTTTAAGTAAACATATTTAATCTTTTCTCCATTATAAATCAAAGAGTATTTGTTTGTTAACTTTTTCTCTTTGATGTAATGATTGAATAAAAGAGCCCCACGAACATGCATTGGAGTTTTGGGTGCGTAAATATTTGAAGATGAAAAATATTTACGTATATCAGAAGCGGATCTCGGGAATGCTATTTGTTCAGGAGTCAAATTCTTAAATTCAGATCTACACTTACTGATAAATTCGATAATATCATTTTCATTGCCACTCATGAGTATATGAAAGGCATCTTTTAACATTTTGCGACATGGTGCTGGGGTTGACGATTTGATAGCCTCGATACCCTTGATCTTCAACTTTGGTTCAGAATACCGAACACCTTCACTATCCCAGACCTTTAGAATATATCTTTTCTTTGCTGTCCAGATTCCACGTTCCGCAATACATTCCCGCTTCATGATCATTTTCTGATCATATGCATTTACATATTCGGCCAGCTTTTGGTAAGAACTCTCAATATATTTTTCAAGTTCCAACTTACAGATCTTATCAAGGAACGAAACAATGCCTTCAACAGTTTTTTCTCTTCCTTTGTATATAGTTTCAACCAAAGGACCCATATTGAGATAGAGAGAATCAGTATCGGAAGCAATAACATAATCAACATCCTGAGTTTTAAGAAGTTTGTTCAGATAACCATTCATAGAATTCATAATCCATCTAATCGAAACTTGTCCAGAGAAGGTAATAGCTTCGGCTAAATCGAGTTTATAATATCTAAAGTATTGATTCCCCGTGGCCCCAAAGGCGGAATTTAATTGAATCTTTCTCGCCATCTGAATATTATTGCAACGAGAAATTTCCTTAATTAACTCTTTGTTTTTGGTTTTTTCATATTCTTGCTCAGCCGCAAGCATTTTCTGTTTAAAAATAACTCGTTCATTATAAATTTTTTCCATTAATTCTGGAAGAAATCCCCTTTTATCTTTTCGAAACATTGCACCATTAGCGCATATACAATTGTCTTTATATTCGGAAAAGTCAATTGATTGATTTAAAATTTTATCTACATTAACTGTTGGATGTTTTTCTTCGAGAATAGTTTCCGGGCTTAAATTGTACATCATAATTAAATGAGGATACAAGCTGTTTAAATCGCAACTTACAACCCAATCATAAATACCAGGAATTGGTTCCTTTACATAAGCACCGCCAAATTTATCAGTTTTTTCTGAAAATTTCTTTTGCGGAATAACAATATTTCGTTTCTTCAGGTAATTGTAGATAATAGTATCCCACATTTTAACTTGAGAAAATACATCACTATAATTAACTTTAGCATCATAAGCCATAGTGATTGCCAGTTCGATAAGTTTCATCTTATCTTCTAACCGATCAACTAGCTTAACGTCAAGAATATTATAAGACACAAATTTTCCCCAACCCTTAGTATAAAAATCCCTAAAGGTATCGAATTCAGAGTGATCTAGCTTTTTCTGTCCAAGCTCAACCTCGGCAATGTAATCTAGACGATAAGACTCTTGAACTTTATAGGTGAACTTTTTATACAAATCTAGATAATCGAGTTGGGATATACCCATAATATTATATGAAATGTACTTTCTACCAGAAATGTAAACTTCATCCTCCTTAACTACGTTCCAAGGAGAAAGCATATTTTTATACTTTTCTCCTAGAACAGATTCAATCCTTCTAGAAATATAAGGAATATCATACAATGTTGAATTCCAACCACTGATAATGTCGGGAGTGTTATTTTCATCTGACCACCAATGAATAAAATCCATTAGAAGTTCATGTTCAGTATCAAAAGGTTTATACAATACATCTTGATCTGTAGTATGATATGAACCTTTACCCCAAGTGTAAATTTGTTTAGTTGAACAATCTTGAATTGTAATCAGTAGAATTTCCTCTGCTGCGGATTCAACATCAGGGAATCCGTTTTCAGATGCGACCTCAATATCAATTACGTAGATTTTGATTTGATCAATATCATACCGAATTTCATCATCTGGATACTTTTCGGAAATGTATTGATACAAATATCTTTCATTTCCATAAATTTCAAAGTTTTCAATATCTTCGTACTGTTTATAAAATTCTCTACAATCTTTTATGGATCCAGGATTAATAGCTTGAGCATATTCTCCAGATAAGGTTTTGTATTCAGTTGGGATATTTGATTTTACAAACAATGTGGGTGAAAATTCCTCTCTGACTTTAAATCGTACTCCTTGATTAGTTCCCCTGACTAAAATACGATTGCCATACATTTCAACATTGGTATAAAAATTCATCAACTAGTTAACTCCAAATATTTTTGAATAATTTCTGGTTTTGGATCTACCACAGTTAGTACATTATCGGAAAGAATTTTCATTTCTCTTTGATTTGTAACTTCCGGCCAAGGAGTCATATTTTCGTTGACATCAATACGATATGGATTAATTAATTTCCAATCTGGATCACCAAGTTCTGCATCAATTTCAACAACTTCAGTAATAATTACATTATCAACATTCAGTAAAAGACACTTGATTGCTTTCATTTATTTTTTCCTCATAAAGATTTTTAACGGATGTAATTGGGTCAACCATTGTTACGACCCAACTTGGAGTAATTACTACATCAGTATCTTCAGTAAGTAATATCCAAGGTGTTAAGGATACTTGAATCTGCGAATCGTGCAGCCTCTCTTCAGAAAGAAGAATTGGACGTTCGGTTAGAACTTTATGTGGATTATGTAGCATATATCCACATAAAGAATTATCCTGTATAATTTCCTTTGCTTCAGAGATTATAGTCTCACCGGACTTCATTAAAATTAGTTTGATCGTCATTTGGCTCAATACTCTGCCTTACCATCTTAGCAAAAAAATGGGGAGATGTCAAGCGGCATCCCCCCAAATCTCTAATTAGTTTTTAAAGCTCAATCTCCGTTTCCTCCAGAACTAGAAGAAGACTTCTTTGCACAAGCCTTTCCTCCAGGAGCCATAGCATAAGGTATTACATTATAGCATTTTACTTTTTGACCAGAAGATGAATTAATATATTGAACTTTTTCAATAAATTGTTCAAAAGATTTCATTTGAATTTTTATTTTATTTAGAGATAATCTTTTCTCGCATGATGATCTGGTATTGTTTTTTTCAGATAAATGCTCAATAATCCATCTTCGAAAGTTACATCTTTAATAATAACATCATCGGATAAAGTCCAAATTCTCTTAAAAGATCGAAGAGCAAGACCTTTATGAATATAATTCGTGTTAGATTCTTTATCTTCTTTTTGGCCTTCAACAAATAATTTTCCGCATTCAGTATATACCAATAATTCTTTTCGTTTAAATCCGGCTAAAGCAAGTTCTAATTTATTTTCAACACTACTTAGCTGAATATAATTGTATGGCGGATAATTTGAAGTGGTTTCATGAATATTAAAAATTCTATCGAAATATTCTTCAATACCGATACTATTTTTTGAAATTTTATCCATCAAAGCGGAAAGATCCGCTGAAGTATATTTTGTCATTTAATTCTCCTTAAAAAGCGAGTTTGAATAGAAGGATCCTTTCGGCATCCAACATTATTTAATCATAAAAAAGAAAAAAGAGGAACAGTGAAAACCGAACCTCTTTTTTGGGTGTTCCGAACTTTTCTGTAGAGACCGCACGAAAGTCTCATACTATTTAGTTAAATTCTTCAGGCTTCTTTTTCTTTGCCCCGATATTATATTTTGTTTCTAAAATCCATTCGTCTTTTTCCTTATACGAAAGAACTTTAATTTGATTCAAGGGAGCAATGTTTTGTATTTTAGATACATCGACAATTGTAATAAGTCCCCAATCGGCCAATAGCTGTGCAATTCTATTACGGCGTTGTACATCATTTACTGTTAGATTGGCATGTTTACCATCTAAAGCAAAAAGTTCTTTAAAATGAATAATATAATAATGACCCTGCTTATGTAAAATATGACAGGATTGATACAATTTTTTTTCTTTTCTTGAAGCAACCCCAATACGAGTTAAGGTTTCTCGTACTTTTAAAAAGTCATCGGGCTCATTGAGAATCACCTCCACCATTTGATCTGGTGTCCATCTCACTTCAGGTTCTTGAACTACGCTCATTTTGTTCCTCCAGTTTCAAACTTTGATTTTATATAATTAAGCTGTTCTTTATTTAGAATCATCAAAGCTTGCTTTGCCTTTTCATTACTATAGCCATAATAACGTTTGACATAATCAAGGTCTTTGATATTATCTTTACGGAGCCAGGGAGAATATCTCTTCTTTTTCCGCAAAATATTTATATAAAAATCATACTGCATTTTTTTAGGCAAAAAATGATTTATATTCATTTCATTTGCAAACATCACACAATCGATGTGACCAGAAAGACACCGATTAATGATATATGAATTATATTCTTTTTCCAATAAAGAGTTTTCATCCATCAAATTGATTTTTGATGAATTAATTGAATTTAGCCAATCCTTAAGTTCCATATTATTTAAATGAACATTCGACCATAATTTCAGTTAAAGCAGCAAGAAGATTGATTTCCTGGTCACAAACAAAAGCACACTGATATTGATACCTTGCAATGATTAAAACTGCAGCAGGAATTGATGCTGGAATTAATGCAGTATAAAGAGCATCATAAACTCTACGAAGAAGCACAGAAGCATCATTATCTAAATTTGATACCACCCATTTACGAACTTCCGTGAAATTCTTATCCTTTAGATTTTTAATCAATTCATTTACGGAAATATCAGAAAGTGATGCAAGAATTCCGGAGTCAATAATTCCTCCAGCAGAATATCTCTGACATTCATTCAAAACTCGTCTAAAATCAGGAAAATACTTGGTTACAAGTTCTGCAACTACTTTTTGATCATATTTAATCCCCTCATTATCCAAGATAGTTTGAAGACGTTTGAAAAAAGCTCCAGCCAGTTGAGCTTTTTGTTTTCCTTTGATTGTAAAATCAATGACGGCACATCGGGAATGCAATGGCTCAATAATCTTGTTCTTGTAGTTGCAAGTGAAGATGAATCTACAGTTGTTATAAAATGTCTCAATATTCGCCCGTAGTAAGAGTTGAACATCTGAGGTTGTGTTGTCACTTTCGTCCACAATAATGACTTTGTGTTTAGATGTTGACGTAAGTGAGACGGTCGAAGCAAAGCTCTTTGCTTGGTTTCGGACAGTATCCAAGAAACGCCCTTCGTCGGATCCGTTAATGACATAATAATCTGCTCCTAATTCATTGCATAATGCTTTTGCGATTGTAGTTTTACCAATACCAGGTGGACCAGAGAGAAGGAGATTTGGAATCTCTCCTTTGGCTACAAACTCCTTAAAGGTTTTTTTAGTATCTTCCGGAAGAATACAATCCTCAATAGTTTTTGGTCTATAGCGTTCCACGAAAAGGAAGTCACTTGTCATAATTTAAAATCAATCAGATCTTTTTAAAATAAAATAAGGATATTCATCCTCTTCAGCATATAATCCCATCGGGTAAAGTGCTGCAGGATATTCTTCGACAGGACCAACATAAAGAGTTACCTCCAGGTCCAACTGATCTTCAGATAATTCTTGAAGTTTTTCTATAACTTCTCTATATTTCATAATTTAGATCCATTCAGGTTTTCGTTCTGGCATACGAAGATAATTAGATGCAACCCAAGGTTTGCTGCTAATGTACATCTTGTAAGCAGTAAAAGTGTCAATCCCTTCGTCAAGTTTATACTCATCTGGCATCGCCCTCACAAATGGTGTTACTTCAGTAATTTTGCCTTTAGGAAAAAGATAATATGCTTCCAGTAAAGTAGTATAACAAGAATGCACCTTACCATAACGAAGTGCATATTCGTCGCACAAATTCATACCATGTTTAATCAACCAATAAGCATTATTTGGGGATTGGCTGGTCCAGATCGTACAGGGATGATTGCGGAAAGCTCCCTTGGTGGTACTGTAAGGCGTCCCATCGGCCTTGTGAAGGGGACCATACCCATGATACCAGTCGGATGCTACGATCGCCAAGAGTTGGCAGCATTCCAAAGGCATTTTAACAATATGCTTGTCGGGAAGACAAATAGCACTTTCAGCTGGGAATTTGTTCGTTACAAAGATGTTCATAATAAATCAATCAATACAGTACTTCATAATCATTTTTTTTGTTTCAGTTGGATTGTCCTCCAACCAAAAAGCTTCGTGTTCTACATCTTCCGTACTCGGATTAATGACAACTGCTTGCCGTAATGAGACTAGTTTTTGCTTAGATAGTCTCATTTCACTTTTAGGAATTCCAAAAGGACTAAAATAGTCATTACTAAAAAGTGATTTGAAGAATGAAAAAATATTTCGCTTTTCATTCCTAGATTTACATGACTGTGCATAATGAACACTTTCATGTACCAATGTTTGATTAATATTGAATCTTACATTTGGATACTGCTTAATTTTGTCCGTGCAGATCGACAATTGATTTAGTCTCGCTTCATAAAAGCCAAAAATATCATACTGCTGACAAACCTCAGAATTTTCAACCACTTGTATCTTATTAGACATCAATTTATACATGTCCATAGATTGAGTGGAAAGATAAAGAAGAAATTCCATTATTCGTTAAATTTACTATCTGGCTCTAATGCAATCCAATATGAAAGATTATACTTTTCGTTTGTAAATTTAGAGTATAGTTTAGAAGAAACTACGACATCATATGATCCAGAGATGATTTTAATGTGTTCTATTTTAAAGTTAAACACAAATACATCATTAGTTTGGCCAACTACTATAGAATATTCATTCGAGGTATCATTATTTTTATCACGAACCACCAAACGAATAACTCCGTTTTCTCCAATTGCAGAAAGATCTGGAAGTTGATAGATGGAAGATGCCTTAATCAATTTGTCTAAAGAACTACTATCGAGCTGAAAACAAACATCCTGAGAAGGCAATTTAATCTCTTTATCTGGAGGTGTTACAATTACATTTGGATCTGCATAAAAATATTTTGCTCGCCAGTTGCCCTCCCGAATCGTAACATACGAATCATTTGTAAAATCCAAATCAGGACTTTGATGTAGGCTTAAACCATTTAGGAATTCACTTAAATCATAAATCGCAAATTGACGAGGGAAATCTTCCTCAATTTGTGCTTCAGCCAAAATATTTTTTGCAACTGAAATAGTTCGAAGATGATTTCCATTTTTTACCAAAATTGAATTATTAATTTTAGAAAAATTCTTAAGAATGCTTAGTGTTTTATCAGATAATTTCATTTTATTTCAATCAACGGAACTCATTTAGGCCATTGTCTTTGCGAGTGTAGTGCCCATCAAAGTGAAGAAGAAGCATAGCATAATGAATTACTTTAAGAAGATCCCTTTTGTTTCTTCCATCCTTGTCACCATAACGACTCCCATACTTTAGAATATTGGCTTGACAAAATTTTACTGCCAAATCTTTAGAAGCCATTAAATCGATTGTTTGAATATTTTTATACTCTTCATTATGACCACAATAATGACTAGTATAAGTTTCAGTTACATAATTTTCAATATCTTTGATGATTTTATCTTCATTATACTTCCAAAGATGATTTGTTTTTTCTGATTCGTGTGAGTTCATGCGTAAATTGTTTTCATAATTTTTCATAAAGAAAGGAGAGGCGTAGATCCTCTCCAAGATTATCAGAATGGGATCTGGGTGTCAATAGGTGTGTTTTCTTTTGTTTCTGCTTGCTGATTCATTTTAAAATCAACATCAATTTTATCGTATAACTCAAGAAATGATTGTTTCGTTTCATCATCAAAACGATTAATACAAATCTGAATTGCCTTCGATTTATCTTTAAAGATACTATAAGCTTTGATAATATGAACTAGACGACGAGTACTAATGATTTCTTCAATTCCTCCATCATAAAAGGTTTTACGAATTACATCCCCCCAATCCACCAATCTCTTGCAGAAATCTTCGTCAGTAACTTCCAATTGATTAGCAACTGCATTGAGAATTTTTTGTTCTGTGGAAACTGAAGGATACTCTTGTTCTAGAGTTACTGGAAACCTCTCTAGAAACGCTTCATTCAGAACATTAGTTCCAATAAAACGACCATCATCAGATCCCTTACCCTTTGTATTTGCAGTTGCAATTACATTAAATCCTTGAGCAGGTTTTACGAATGTGCCAATTTTTTTGAGGAAAACACCTTTACCCTCTAAAATAGATTGAAGACATAGAATTTTATTTGATGCGAGATCAATTTCATCTAGAAGTAGAATTGCACCCCTTTTGAGAGCTTCAATTACAGGACCATCATGCCATGCAGTTTCTCCATTTACTAGACGAAACCCACCGATCAGATCATCTTCATCGGTTTCAATTGTAATATTGACTCGAATGAGTTCCCTCTTTAATTGGGCACATGCTTGCTCGACGCTAAACGTTTTTCCGTTACCGGAAAGACCAGTAATAAATGTAGGATAAAAAATACCAGATTGAATAATCTTTTTAATATAAGAAAAACTACCAAATGGCACAAATAGTTTATCTTTCGCTGGAATTAAATTTTGTTCATTCGTTGGAAGAACAGAAAGTGAATGGTATGAACGTTCAATTTCTTCAATTTTCTCAGAAGTTACTTCAAGATTCCAACGCCCACGGTCAGTTTTATATGGTTCGAGTTTACGTGTTAGTGTGGGATAAGATACCCCTTTAGATGCACAATATCCCCTAATGTCACCAGAAGTAATATCCGTTCCAAAAAGAGAAATGAGTTCATTTACTAGCTGATTATCATTCATTGGACTATTGGTCATAACAAATTTAATTCATCGATTTACTTGTTGAGTATACAACAAAAAAGGGACCTTATTGGTCCCTCTTGTGCCACTTTTGAAAGTGTCAACTTTCGAAATATTGATCATAAAGATCATACATTTCCTCCCAAGTAAAATCAGATAAATCATATCCTTCATAGATTAAATCATTTACCCAAAGTTCCACTTGTTCAGTTTTTGTTTTATTCTTAGGAAATCTCATTGTAGTTTGACGATATTTTCCAGTTACTCTTTTTGGTTTAGACCTTTTAGGGGCAGTAACTTTACCAAGTGGCTTACTTAATCTTCCTTTTGGAGTATCAAATAATGATCTCTGTCCAGATGCATCTTCGGAACCATACTTAGAGGGGGGCAATGCTCTCCCGGATGATGACGGAGAAACTGAAGAATCTGACCTAGAGGATTTAGTTACTACTCCACCACTAGAAGCTCTTTCTTGACCAAGATTGGATAAGCGATATCTTCCTCGGGCTTCATGTTTTTTTCTATCAATCGCCCTATCTATAGACGCTGCAGCTTTATCCGCAGCACCAGCTCCTGCATCACCAATTTTAGTGAGAGTATCACCTATTGCCCCCAATGCCCTACCAGCTTTAGATTTTCCAAATTTTTCAGTTGCCCGACTGTGCCTCTCTATACCTTTGAGAATTTGGCCAGCAATTACGTCTTGTAATCTAGCCTCATTTAATTTGTTTATACTGAAAATGTTATTAACTAAATCATCAAATTCTTCTACATTCAAATTCTCAATTATAATATCAATATGTTCGTCAGATAACCCCATTTCATAAAAATATTCCAGAGCTTGCTCCGGAATATCCTCAGGAAAGATCGTATTATTATACAAATGAGCGTATTCTCTCATTTCTGAGTCATACACCGCCTCATATAAGAGGCGGATATTTTGACAATCTTGACTATTCATATGAAAATTAATTTTTACTTATATTTATTAAACAATGAGATTAATAAATTCCGTAAGAATTTTTTTGTTTGTTTTTTTATTTTTTAGACTACTCATAAATGCATCTTTAATTTGCCTTTTAGATGCAGTATCCGAAACAACAAAAGATGTGTCTTGGAATAAAGAACTAGAAGCAATACCAAAATAAGTATGATATCCAGATGTGTCTTTAATTGAACAAGATTTATTATCTTTCCACTGCTTCATATATTTTTTATATTCTTCTCTATTATCGGCATATCTATTAATAAAGTAAGATCCATCTCTAGAGCAAATAATTCTAAATCCAATAAAATTGGTATCAGGATACATATCTCTTAAATTATTAAGAAATACTGAGGGTGTTTTATAATAATCTTCTGAAAATTTATAAGTATTACCAGTTTTTCGATTTCGAAGAAATGTACTAGAAGAAACTTGATTATATCCATTACAAATATGCGTCCCATAAGGAGAAATTGAGTCGATAATATGATACTTAGGGGGAGAAGCATCCCCATCAGTTAATATAATGCACTGAACCTTCTGTAGTTTATATTTACTCTTAAAAGTAGGAATAATTTCTTGTAATGCTATGATGGATTCATTCAAGGGGGTTCCTGATAATCTAAGTTCAGAGGGAATGGGATAACTACTACCTACGTTATAAGCATAAGCTACCCTAAAAATATTTTTCATCATATTATTTAACGTATATGAATTCATTTGACTATTTAAAAAATTCATTAACGAAAATGTACGAGGAATTTCAACTAAACCATTCTTACTTTGATATGCAAATTTTTTGTTTCGAAGTGGATAATCATGTGTAAATGCATATACTTCAAATGGAATAGAAACTTTCTTACAAAACCAAATAAGATTAAATAATTGCTTAATTGTGTCTAAAATTACGTTAGACATAGATCCTGACCAATCTAAAATAAAAATCAATCCATGATTTTTACCATCAGGTAAAGTTGTAATTTTTTTAAACAAATCTTCATTGAATTTATATGTATGCAATTTAGAACAATCTAAGATTCCAGTCCTAAAAGTTAATGCTCTAGAATAAGCATTAGCAGCTTTTTTCGATTCAAACTCTTTCACAAGAAAATTAACTTCCTTTTGGGAAGACTGTTTAAATTCTTTAAATTGCGCATCTGTTCTTTCGAACATTATGGAATCTGTTGTTTTCCAAGCAGAATCAAAAACTTTGTTTATTTCTTTACATGGAATAATAATTTGATCAATATCTAAAGTGGGCGTTTCCACATATACATTGTAGTTCAAACCTCTAGATACTAATTTTTGTATCGCTTGATTTAACTTGTCTACCGTTTTAACATCGTCGGTTGTAGATACCTGTGATCCAGTGCTACTTCCAGGACGAGATTCATTTGAGTTTTCCCCTGATTTTGATTTATTCGAAGAATTAGTTACCTCGTTATTGTCCCCAATGTTTGAGTTCTCTTTATTGGTAGCCTCAGACGTTGATGATTCTCCACCCAGTTCTAATTGCTCTTTAGGTATTTCGGTATGCGTAGATTCTTTCCCAGCATTACTATTTTCTTGTGTATCTCCGGTGCAATTTCCAAAGACAATAGTATCTAAAGAAGTTGAATTTACTTCTTCATGATTCTGTTTCTTATTGCAATACTCAAAAAGTATCTTAGATGCCTCTAAAACATCATCAAATGTTTCGCATTGTGCAATTAAATCTATGATTGATTGTTCTTCAGAATTAAAATTTAATTGTAGGTGATTGCCAATTTTGAAATACAAATTTGCTCTATCTGCTAGACCATACTTGGTGATATCATTTTTACTCAGTTCAAAGAAATCTTTTTCCGCCATTTCTTTATATCCAAGATAAAAAGTCTTAGATAAGCCCCCATATCGTCTCTTTACAAGTTTTTCAATTCTTGCATCTTCAACAATATTCACATATGAAAGGGGAATTTCATGGTCCTTACACCAATCGTCAGTAGGAGTGTACAATGCATGGGCAGCTTCATGACTCAATAGAAGATCATAAATTTCATTTGACGCCCTTTCCCACATTGGCAGCGTAAGAACCCTACTTTTTACGTCAAAACATGCGGTTTCTACGTATCGATGTTCCACAATAATATCCTCAGTCGCCAAAAGACGTGCAAGCATTCCTTTAACTTCAAAGTTAATTCCCATAAATCTGTGTGTGAAAGAATAGTATCATACACAAAAAGAGGGCACATAGGCCCTCTTGGTGGACGGTTTTTAAATTGGTTGAGTATCAATTTGTAGATTTCAAAATTGAATACAACCACTCATCACTCATTGAATTGATAATTTCATGTGCAGATTTTTCATCATTTGCATAACCTTCAGATAATAGAGAATACATAATATCTGAATAGAATTCCTCTTTAGCCAATTGAGTTGTATATTCACCACTCCCATATTTGAATGTTTTCTTACCAAATTCTCTATTTTTCCTAAATGCATCTTCAAAATCTTTTGCGGGACCAAGTGCGGCACCACCAACAATCTTTGGGCCAACAATCTTTGAGCCAACATTCAAACGACTACGAATTGTGCCACTTGGATCTTTCGTATTATATACATCATATTTTTGCTGTTTTTTATTCATTTGATCTGCACCAAGAATAGCACCTGCGCCAGCCACTGTTGCTGCGGCAGCACCTAAAGCTGGTTTTCTAGGAATTCCACCTTTCTTTGATGTTGCAGATTGAGATGCCAATCTTTCTAATGTTGGATTTCCACCTGAAGGACCAGTTGCCCTAAATGGAGCACGACCTCTTGAAGATGTATGACGATATGGAGAATTTGGCTTAGTGCCCCCAAACGTAGGTTGTGTTATTCCACCAGAAGGTTTAGGTGTACCTTTAGGAGCTTTGGCTATATTCTGTGAATTGGATCTAGCCATCGATTTGCCTGTCGTGCCCCCAAAAGTAGGTTGTGTTATTCCACCAGAAGGTCTAGGTGTACCTTTAGGCATCTTGGCTAAAGTTTGCGTATTAGATGATGCCATTGATTTACCTACCGATCCAAATTCCGGTTGAGATATATTGCCAGAAGGTTTAGTGGCACCTTTAGGCATCTTGGCTAAAGATTGTGTATTAGATGATGCCATTGACTTTCCTGCAGTATTTTTTGCTGCAGGAAGTAATCCTTTTGGTTCTGGTGATGGTTTTGGTAAAAATCTACCAGGAAGTGGACTAGAAGGACCTTCTCTCGGTAATCCATATTGTTTTGGCTTAGAGCCTTTCATAAATTGCATCCAAGGATCTGCAGCTGCTCCAGCTACTTTTCTAGCTGCAGGGGCGACTTTTTGACCAACATTTTTAACTGTACTTGCAATCGGCGCTGCAGCTCTAGATACCCCGGATATTGCTTTTGATACTGGCAATCCGGCCATTTGTGCTACCCCAAGCATAGTAGCTAAAATTGTAGGATCCGCAGCAGCTCTTTGCGCAATTTTCTGAGGACTAGGACCACCTGCAGCAGTATGTCTCTCCCATCCCTTTTGCACAAAAGATCCTCCACTGGAAGAAGCTCTCTTCTGGGCAAGCATATCTGCATACTTATTTGGAGCTTCTGGTGCAGGTGGTTTTCTTGCAGCTCTTGCTTGTTGAATTGCTCTAGTTTGAGTTGCTCTTGCTTGAGGATTTAGAATTTTACCTGTCTTTCCGAATCCACCAGGAGTATATCCTTTTTTGGCTAAAGTTTTTGCAGACATTCCTCTAACTGCGGGAGTCACCTTTTTAAGTACTCCGCCGGCAGCCTTTAATCCAGCTTTTATAAGTCCTGTACTTACTTCTGCAATATAAGATTCATCTAACAATTGTTCTTGATTACAATATTCCAGAATATCATCAATAAATGTATCCGAAAGATCATTTTCAATAATCAGACTTGCGAAGTACTCAGATTCTTCTACGTGTTCAAATATATTGAGTTCTTCACAAAAATTTACTATATCCCCGTAAAAACTACTTTCATCATAACAATATACATCTTGATACGCTTCGTAAAGTGATTTCATCTTTAATATCTATTTTTAGATATTTATAAAAAAAGCACCCTTTTCGGAGTGCTTTTTCTTTAGTGCTTGTCGGCGTGCTTTTTCTTTAGTGCTTGTCGGCGTGCTTTAGCTTGTCGAAGTGCTTGTGGTTTAAGTTTTCGTTTTTGTTCCTTTTTGGAATGTTTTTGCCAATTTGGAAGATTCATCTGAATTTGTGGATTCTACTGAACTAATTATACGAGAAAATCCTTTGATCTTCTCAAACTGTATGACACTTCCAAATTTGTCATACAAGTCAGCTTTATGAGAAATAACAAAAATATTAGAATCTTTAATCACATACCGAATAATCTTCAGGAATTCATCCGTTCCAAAGCTATCAAGAGATCCGTCAAAAACCTCATCGAACAAAAGAATATTACAATTTGCTGAATTTTTAATTCTCGCCAATTCTCTCCAGGCAAATATAAGTGCAAGATTAATCTTTGCTCTTTCCCCTTCAGAAAAAGAAGAATAGGAAAAATCCTCATGTATAGGAGATTTAATTTTTTCATTAAACTCAGAATCTAATTCAAAGTTAATATAAAAATCCATCATTCGTAAATATCGATTCACTTGTTGATTAATGAAAGGAAGATACTTTTGAATAATTTTAGTTTTTACTCCATCATCTTTTAATAAAGAATTTATAAATTCATAATATTTTATATTTTCTTTTTTTGTTAAAAGATCATCATATAACTCTTGAAGTTTTTGTTTAAAATTTTCTAACTTTTCATGTTCAATATTTCGATTTTTAAGTTGCTCGGTAATTTTTTGAATTTCTTTTTCAAAATCTCGGATCTGTCTTTGATTGGATGATATCCGAGTATTATTTTGAGAAATCTCATGATTTAATTTTGTAATTTCCTTTGAAAGATTTAAAAATTTTCCTTCTCTTTCTTGTTCGAGTTTTATTGTATCCTCAAGTTCTTTAAAACTTGTTTGAAGCTCTTTTGCTTTATTTTGTGAAGTTTCAATTCTATTTAATCTAAAATTTTCATCAATTTCTTGAGTGCATGTAGGGCATACCGAATTTTCTGTAAAAAATTTATATTCTTTTGTAATCGTTGTTACTTTTTGTGAAATTTTACCTTTTAAATTTAATAACTTAGAGAGTCTATTAGATGAATTCGAATATTCTTCTTGTTGTTGTATTAATTTAAGAGATTCCGCTTCTAAACTCACATTATTAGAAAGATATTGGGAAACTTCTTGATCGAGTATTTTAATTTTGGAATAATTTAATTTTATATTTTCGTTTCCTCTATTTTCTATTTCTTCAATAAAGTTTTTTTGCATCTCAATTTTATCTTTGAGATTTTCTTTATTATTTTCAAGCAACTTAATTTGTTCACGCTCAAATCGAATTTTTTCTTTTACAAGTCCATTCATTGTGGAAAAAATTCGAATATCTAAAAGATCTTCTATAACTTCTCTTCGATTTGCAGCAGTAAGTTGCATAAACGGAACAAAATTACTGCTACCTAAAATTACAATTTGCGTAAAAGATTTATAGTTTAATTTTAAAATATTCTCTTCAAGCAATTTTTGATTAGCTTTATCATCAGATTCTCGATTTAATCGATTTCCATCTATCTCTATGTCAAATATGCTGGGTTTAATTCCTCTACGAACTAGATAATTTTTATTATTTACAGAAAAATCTATTTCTACTAAACAATCTTTTTCATTTGTACTATTAATTAGTTGATTTTTATTTACTTTTCTAAAACTTTTATTAAAAAGTACAAATGTCAATGCATCCAAAAATGTCGATTTTCCTGATCCATTTACGCCTATAATTAAATTAGTATTGTGTTTTTGAAAATCTATTTCAGTGAACTGATTTCCTGTAGAAAGAAAGTTGCGATATCTAATTTTTTTAAATGTAATCATATTAATTAATAACAATATTTTTAGGTGGTACTACAATATCATCTGGAGTAATTACAACATAATTATAATTATTCATTTTACATGAATTTATAACTAATTCATCATCAACATCTACAACTTCCATTTCTATATTTTCCTGATCCTCTAGCATTAAAGCATAACGGCTCGCATCATCTTCTTCTTCGAAAAGAAATAAAACTTTTTGGCCATATTGATTTTGTACTGCATATGCACCTTCTTCTTTTTTATCCTTCAATGCTAGTATAAACATTACTCCACTTCGCAAGACTGTTGATAAAGATCCTGAAAAAGATTTTTAATCGTATTTTTATTTAAATCAATTTCAGCATCGTCAATATATCTATTTAAGATTGAAAGTGTATTTTCTTCTTCATAAATTTCAAAATTTTCACTTTCTTGAATTTGGAAATTTTCAATAATTTTAAGTTCTTGAACTTTTGAACTATAAAGTTTGTCTATAAATTTTTCAAAAGCTTTAGGATTTGTTTTTTTCTTAACGATAACCTTTACGATTTTATTTTCATACTCAGATGTATTGAGCATTTGATGAGGAGTATCTTCGTAATAAAGAATATAAAAAAGTTTGTAAGGATTATTAACTGGAGTATGCTTTAGTGTTTCTGTATCAAAAATATGAAATCCTCTAGGATCATTCAAATCACTCCAATACATTTCATATGGATTTCCGAGATAATATATCTTACCATCATTTGAACGAGTGTGATAATGACCTGAATATACTCTTTCAAATTTATCAAAAATAGATGGGCTTAATCCATGCTCATCCATTACCATATTATGATTTATTTTAAATCCCTGAAGTTCCAAATGACCCAATACAACTTTTGCTTTTGTATTTTGAATTGCATTCATTGTTTGATTATAATTATTTTCACAAATCCAAGGAATTAATAATACATCTAAATTTTCAATTCGAGTTGTTGTTGGCGAATCATAAACTTTTATATTTGGATAATCCTTAAGTAAAAGAGAAGGAGAATTAATATCGGTAGAATTTCGAAGAAAAATATCATGATTACCAACAATCATATGAACATCATACTTAGAAAGCGGATCTAGTACAACTCTTCGAGTCCAATCTAGTCCCCAAAAATCAATACCTTTACGATTATCAAATGCATCCCCCATATGAATAATTGTATCGATTCCTTCTTTTTCTAAAGTTGGAAAGAAAATATTTTTGTAAAAAAGTTCAAAATGATCATGCAAATGTCTTGATGATTTTTTTGCCGACCAGTGAGTATCGCTGACCAAACCTATACGCATAATATATCCTCAACGATTTCCTCGATATTGAATAGCATCCTTAATGCTGTTATATTCTGCACTACTTCCTGACAAATGACCATCATCGACTACCATAACTTCATCATACCCACTTCTTTCGATTAACTTCGTTTTTACTTCTAATTGTTTCTTTTCTTTTTGTATTCTTCTTAAGAATGCATAATGTATGATTTGTGTAAAATATGCAAAGGGGTTTCTAGATTTTTCTGGATCAAAATTATGAATGTATTGTATACAATTTCCAGTAAGAAGACCATTACCCAAAACAAAAGAATTAGTTTCTGGTTCTTCTAAACAAAATACCTCATCTTCACCATACTCTTTGATGTATCTCACCTTTGGTTGATAGTGTTCGGGTTTCGCTAAAGTAATTACATTTAAAGGTTTTCCATTTTTGAATGAGTCATCATTTTCTGTTCTTTCAATAATTCTATGACTAATTATATGAAAACCAGCATAAGATGAATAATAAACTAACCATTCTGCAGCATCGGAATTACTAGTACTAATTTGTAATCTATTTGTTGAGGTTGTTTTATATCCATCAGCTAACCACCATCCATATATAAATCCAGCGATATATTCTGGGTCAGTTGTAAATGGCAGATCTTTAACTAGAGGGTATTTTCCAATATAAAAACAAGGATCACCATTAGCATGTTTTGGGTATGTGGAAGTATATCCAAAATCTGTTAATAATGCAACTATTTCATCCTTAACCGAATCTTGTTTACATACCCGGATTCGTGCATATTTATTACCCTGCGATACTACCAAAGGATCCCCATAGGTTACGGATTTATGTCCAGAACCATCACCGTAAAGAATCCCGTGCAAAACTGCATTCTTATCATAAGTATTTTCTATAGGAGCATTCTGAAGACAATCACCTATTTTTAAATTAGTAATGACTTCATTTTTATAATATAAACACCTATTTTTATTTCTCCTAGAGGAAACAAACCATCGATGATTCTCTGTGCATATAACTTTTTGATATACATCTTTCTCAGGAACATTGAATGATGAAAATCCATATTCATAAAGCATTTGAGTTCCATAAGATTTAACTAATGCTTCTCTCCATTTACCGTCAATACACCTAATTGTAACTTTCTTATTTACTATCTTTTCGATTTCTATTGGCCCATATTCAATTGTAGGAATAATTGTGGATCTATGAAAACAGTTTTCAACTCCATCAGAAATCATATCATCCCTAAACATGTAATTCACAAAATTTGGCTTATAGGACAAATGAGTTGCAATCTTTAAAAAACATTCTCCAAGATAATTCGTAATCTTTGGCTTAGGTAATTTCTTTTCTTTTGCTTCTTGTAGCTTTGATCTATAAACAATTAATGCTTCTAGTAGCTCTTTATTGTTCACATAATGTTCTGATTTTTTCTTGGTCATTGAACCTATTACTCTACGCCTGAATGTCCGTAAATTGTAGCACATTTAAAGGGGGTTGACAAGACCCCCGAATCCATGTAGACTAGCTTTGTCATCGATGAAGGGTGGGTTGTGTCTTTAAGTTTCTTTAAGACCTTTAAAGATCTTTTCAAGATTCTTTCTAGCTTCTTCTACAGATCCTAAGTATCCCATCTTAGAAGTAATCTTGTTAGAATCATTATGAATATCAGTTGTATCTGAACTGTCTCTTAAATAAGAATTATAAAGATCTATTAGTTTTTTATCTTTAATTTCAGTCATAGTAATGACTTTATTAAGAGTAATAATAAAGAAATCATCAGTAGAGAATTCTATCCAAGGTTTTATTTTAATATGAGTTCCATACTGATTTGTTAAAAGTTTTAAGATAACAGGATCTTGTAAAACAATAAATGTATCATCTTCTGTTTCATCTATCATAATTAATGATAGTATCTCTTCTCCTGAAATTAGTTTAAGTAAACAGTAAAATTCCTCTCCCATAGTTAATAATTATTTTTGAAATGGTATATTGACAATATCATAGTTGAAGTTTTCTTCTGAATATATTTTAATTCGTTCTATTAAATGATTTAATGTGTAATTTCTTTTAGATTTATAAGTAATATCATCAGCTATATCATATAAAGTTGCTTTTGTTTTTTGATCACTTTTTCTTAAAACTCTACCGATTGATTGTAAATTGCGAATTCTAGATTTAGATGGAGAAGCAAAAATTACATTATGTAAATTTTTAATATTAATACCTGTAGAGAATGTTCCATAAGATGCAACAATAATTGCATTATTTTCTCTTTCAGTAATTTCTCTTACTTTTTCACGATTCTCAGTATCTACTCCACCATGAACAAAAAATATTTGACGATTATTAATTTTGTTCTTATTTATTAATTCATATAAAGGTTGCCCATGAGTTTCTACTCTTGAGTATAGAATTAATGTATTACCCTTTAAATCTAGTGCAAGATTTTTGATAAATGAATTTCTTTTCTTATGATTAATAAGATACTGAACTTCCTCTTCGTAGTTATTAAATTGTTGAGCTGAATGTTTTAACAGAAGAATATTAATATCCAATTTGGCTAGATGACCTTTTTGCATGAGTTCATCAGTTTTTATTACTTTATATGATGGGCCAAAAAGACCTTCTAATACTAGTTTATGCACTTCTATGTCATCTAGAGTTCCAGTAAAACCAAATCTGTATTTTGCGTCCTTCAATTTTGAAAGTATAGTTGTAAGTGACTTAGCTTTTGCTGCATGACATTCATCTACAATTACACATTGAAATTTTTCAAAATAAGAATTAGGTAACTTAATTAATGATTGCCAAGTAGATATATAAACATTTTTATCACTAATTTTTTCTCTTCCGGAATAAATCATATGACAATGTTGATTTGCATCCCAGCCATAATCATCGAAGTCCTTATATAGCTGAGATACTAGAGATGTTGTTGGAACTATGATTAAGATATTATTATTTTTACTTATATAATATCTGGTAAGAGCATAAATCATCATACTCTTTCCACTTCCAGTAGGAGAAACTATAACTTTACGATTATATTTTAATGCTTCTACGATACCATTAATTTGATAGTCTCTTGGTTTGATATGAGTAATTGAATTTAAGTAATCTTTAACACCTTCAATTGTGATATTTTGATTTGCCTCGAAAGGAAGGCCATAAAATTTATTATCAACAAATTCGTAAGTGTAATTATAATCTCTACAAAATTGAACAATTCGATCTAGCAGTCCAACGTAAATTTCATGTGTGGTTACGTTAAACATATAAATGATTCCATCCCACCATCGATTTCGATATGCTGGGGAAAATTTTGCATTTGGAACCTCAAATTTAAATGCGTCTCTTAACTCATAGTAAACATGAGGTTCTGCTTTGATTTGAAGATAAACTTCGTTCTTCTTTGAAATAATCAAGTGAGACATTCATAAAATAATCAGCTGCGATTATTTATTTGTCCATATAAACAGGTTTTCCTTGATATGTCCCGGTTTTAACTCTTCCTGATGCAGTTGGTCTGGATTTCATTGTCAGATATGCAGCTCCAACGGGTCCTGCCCCTCTCAAATATGGAGCTGCAATTGAAGCTGCTGGAGCTAGAGTTTTGATTGCACCTCCCACAGCACCACCAACTGCTTTTCCTGTAATATTTGTTAAAGTATTTGCAACATCACCTGCAGCACCAGTTATAGGATTAAAAGCAGATCCTATACCCTTAATAATATTCCTCGAAACATTTGCTGGATTTTGTCCACTTACACTTGGAAGACGATTCCAAATATTTCGAGCAACTTGACCTGCTTTAGGTGATAAAGAATTTGCTTGAACTTCTAAAATAAATTCTTGAAATGTCTTCATTTTTAATTTTATTTAGTTATATCCAGCAATAAATTTAGACCACTCAATGCTGTTTTTAATCTGAAAAGATCTGTTAGAAACGGTCTTTATGATCTCTTCTAGGAACTTCAGCATGGTGTCATAGTAGCGAACCTTCATCTCCGCTTTGGAAAGCCTCTCATCGGCCTCTAGATGCCTCTGTAAGGCGTCTTTATCCCTCACCTTGTAGGGGAATGGCTCTTGGGCATAAACCTCTGCTGCAGCCTTTCCTGAGTAGTAGTTGTAGCGTTCCAGTTTGATTCTACTTAGAGTCTCTTTTGCACGTTCTCTGAGTAGAGTTGTGGTATTATATACAGTATAATATTTTGCATGTAGTTGTGGAATTTTTAAAGATTCTTCATGCAGATTATCGGGATCAATCACCGAATCTTTTTTCCACATTTCTTCAATATCTTCAAGTGTCATAGGGGCTTGTTGTTTTTGTCAAGTATGTTGTAGATAGTATACTTGAACACTGCCTCTGTTGTAAAGTACTGTATGTCCGATTTTGTCGAATCAAACTCCAATGCAGAAAGTGAAATTGGATATAAATCTTTAAATTTAATCACAATATTAGTATTGAAATTACTATCTAAAATTGATAGTGATCCATCACTAAACCCTTTTAATGAATCTTGATTTCCAGCATCATCTGTAATTAAATTTTTATATTGTTGCGCAGTTTCTGGAAATCCAAGACCAGTAATCCAATTATGAATAGCACTATAATTTACAAAATCTTCATCTACTAGAAATTTAATGCTAAAATCTCCATATGAAATTTTATCTCCAGGTACATCAATATCCTTTAAATAGGTGGATTGCGTTTCTGTTGATAAAGTAATATCTGGAATTTTTGCAGAATTACAAAAGAAAGCTATTTTTGGATTTTTACTAATTGTAAATTTAAATCCTATTGGAGATAAAAAATTCCGATTTGAAATTTGATTCGCAAAAGCGTTTGTCATGGATTTTTAATTGGAACCAATCTAAATGGAGTATGAGTAACACCTCTTGCTCTAGGACCCATTTGTCCTCTTTTTGCTTTATTTAAATTATCTTGTTCTACTGACCCAAGAGGTATTATATTATCTTTTGATATTCTTCTATTATTTGAAGCGTCTTCCAAAAATTGTTGAAAAGATTTCATTTTACTTTTTATTTGTATTTAGATAAAAAAAGAGCCCCTCTCGGGGCTCTAAGATTTGTGAGATTGCTCACATTAGATTTTGTACTTTAACTCTTCTGTAGTATACGTTAGAGTTTGCAGTAATGTTATCAGGTGAAGTAGCAGCAGTAGCACCCTTCGCAAATGGATTCGCAACAATACCATAACGAGTCTTAAATCCAATTTTTGGTTGGAAGGTTTGCTCACCAACTGCACGTACCATCTGTAGAGGTACGTATGGGCAATAGAAGAGACCTGCATCATAAGGAGAGGCACCCTTATAACCCATTACATAGAATTGATTAGCAGAAACGTTTGCGGAATATGGGTCAATGTATACACGATACTTACCCTGAAGAATTCCAGCAAAAGTATTGCCAGTATCATCTACTTGAAGATTTGAGTTTAGAGCTGGGGTATAATCCAGAACTCCGGCCATAGTTAGTGCAGAAGCAACGTCGGCAGAGCAAAGGATCATATTACCCTTTCCTCTACGAGTTTGCTGAGCGATAGCGTTGGCATCACGCTCAATCTGGAAAATTAGACCTTTAAACTTCTCAACAGACCAACGGCCATTGGAGTCAACATCAAGGTCAAAAGTACCAGCAGTTGCGGTATTAACTTGAGCACCAGGAACAGCAATCTTATAAATGGTACGAATGATCTCACGGTTAATCTCAGCAAGAATCTCAGTGGAGAGAATATTTGCGAGTTCCGCTTCAGCATTCAGACCATGAATAGCCTTTAGGTCCTGAGCAAGCTCAAGTGAGTACTCAGCTTTTAAAGCACGGCTCCTTGCAGTAACGGTAAGCTTCTCGATTGAGAAAGCCATTTCGTTAAAGTAAGTTCCAGAACCACCATCACCGAGAGCTTCAGAATCGGCAGTAACCATGCCTTCACCAACATTATAAGCCTGTTGATTAGCATTGGTTGCATCAAGAATTGAAGGATTGCTGCCTGAAACTGGTGATGTAGTACCAAGACCAACAGCACCGTCAATAAATCCACGATCAAGATTACGTCCTTTATTTTGACCGGAGAAGGAAGAATCAGCTTCATTATAGAAAGCTTCAGTTCCAGTCATGTTATTATAACGGGAACGCATTGCAAAAATTAGACCTGTGGGGCCGTTCATTGGCTGAACACCACAAAGATCATATGCAATGAGATTAGGCATTGAACGGCGAATCAGAGAGATTAGCACTGGATCAAAACCTGCAACTGGAGTTCCAGTTGTATTTGAAGCACTACCAGTATATCCACCAGTTACACCAGCGGAACTAAAGCTTTGAGTAGGAGCTTCATATAGGAAAGAGCGTTCTTCACGTAGTTCTCTTTCTTGGTTCTCTAACAGGATAGCGGTTACGGCTCTACGGTGTGAGTCTGAAATGCGATCCATTCCTTGATAATCAAGAATTGGTGCCCACTTCTCCTGCAGATACTCTGCGTTATACATCTGCATTGAATTTACCTCTTAAAAGTTTTGTTTGATTTATGATTTAGAAATCACTTTCTAGCGACTCTACTAAGAGTTTCTAAGTAAGCTTCCATTGCAGGAGATACTGAGGAATACTCGGTATCCCCATCATAGTAAACTTCTTCTGAAAGAATCTCTGTAGTTTCTCTTTGAGTACTAGTAGTTGAAGGGAAATAAGATTCTCTTAGTGTTACTAGCTTCTCACGATAGTTTTCTTCACCATCAAACTCAACATTTTCGGCAAGAGAAGCGAGTTTGTCTTTTTGAGAAAGTGCAAGACCTTCTGCGACATCTGCAAAAATTACATCAGCAACTGACTCGGCTAATCTTCTATTAAGAGCAACATTTCTTTCAATTTGCTCGTTGAGTTTTTCTTCCATTTCATCAAGTTTATCTACCATACTCTCGACAACATCATATTTATCTTCAGGTATTGATACATAATGTTCTTCAAAAAGTTGTCTCATTCCATAAAGAAATGATTCTGTCATTTGATTTTTGATACCCATTTCGACTGCAAGAGCATTTTCTTGCATCCATTCGTCTGCAGCATATTCTAGATAAGTATCCAGACGATCTGTGAGTTCTTCTTTAATAACTTCAATTTCTTCTACGAGTGCATTCTCGTAGGTTTCTTGAAGTTGCTCTTTAATTTCTGAAACTTTAGAACGAATCGCAGCTTCAAAAATAGTGCGAGCCTTTTCTTGAAATTCTTCAGAAAGATCTTCACCATCTAGAAGAGCACTGACATCTTCATCGATATCAAATTCCTCTTCCATTTTCTTTTCTTCAGTCTCTTCGTCTTCGTCTTCTTCGTCGTCTTCGGCTTCTTCAGAAACTACGTCTTCGTCCTCATCATCTTCTAGATATTCGTCTTCATCTTCAACTTCTTCTTTCATTCCTTGACCTGGAAGTCCAACAGGAGTTGCTGAAGTACGTGGACCTTCGGCAGCTTGAGCCCTAGCATTGACTACATTTCGTACCTGTGCTAAAGTTGCTCCAGGTGTTCTGAGAACAGCTGAATCATCATCAGGACGATAATTTTCGGGAGTAGGGCCACCTAAATCTTCCCAAGCTCCAGTTTGTCCAGGAATCATAACTCCTGATGCATTCTGTGCAATGCCTTGCATTGGATCGGCAGCTGAAGCCCCTTTGGTTACTACGTTTTCCATTTCTTGTAAATTTCTACCAACGGACATTTTAGATTTCTGTTTTTAATCTATATTTATTTATAAATTATAAATTTGAAAGAAACTCTTGGAACAATTTTACTTTATGTTCTTGAAGTGTTCTTTCATCAACAAGTGTATTAATTCTCTTTTTTGTGGATTCTACAAGTTTTTCCTGAAGAATACCTCCACTCCACACCCACTCTTTTCCTTCCATAATACCCTGAACAAATGCGTCAGGGGCAGAAGGATCCGCTACAATGTCTGCAGCAGTAGCCAACATAAAATCTTCTCCAACAATTTTATGACCTTCATTAGTCATTTTTAATGATCCGACACCACGAGAAGAAACTCCCAAACATACACCTTCATGAATAAGAGATTTTGCAATCTTACCCATTGGAGTTTCAAGAAGTTGAGCCTTACCTACAAAATTTCTACCTTCTTGACGAAGAGATACAATTTTATGTGAAACTCGATCTAAATTTACAGTAGGTCCATCAGGATGTCCTAATTCGCCAAGAGCACGACCTTTATTGATAAATGATTCTGAATAACGATTTACTTCACGGCGAAGTGTTTCTAATGGATACATTCTTCCATTACGATTACAAATGTCTCCTTGAAGGAAAATACCTTCAATAAACATTTTTTTCTCAGATCCCTTACCTTCGGTAATGAATTTTACTTTTTGAGCTTCTTCTGTGATGAGTTTCATTTTTATTCTGAGACTAGGGTTACTACTTCTGCAATATTAAAGAAAGTATTTGGTTCATAAGATAAGCATGAAACCTTAACGCTTCTTGCAACTGTCGCTCCCGCAACTACTGGAGAAACTATTGATGAACTATTAAAATCAATGGTAATTGATGAATCTGTAGACGATATAACTGGCTTATGCGTTGTGTTTATTCCAACTGTTTGAGCATTTTCAATTGTTACATAATCACCAACTTCAAATGGATTTCCTGCATTATTTCCAAAAATTAATGTAGTTGAAGTGCCAGTAGTGATACCTGAAATAACTTGTCTTTTTAGTGTTTCCTTAAGAATATCAACACTATAGGAAGTGATATGATAGTTATTTTGTGTTGCAACTGGATTATTTCCAATTGCAATATAGCCTCCAGCACTTCCTGTAGTTGAACCAATAGTAATTCTCAAATAACCACTCTTTAATGCAATAGGCACACTAGTTGCTGCAACTCCTACTGACGGAGTAAGCCTTGGTATATTTGTATCTTGAACTATTTTTGTGGCCATTATTCGTTTTCTCCGGATTCATAATCATCAAACATTGATGCTGTAACTTCTGGAACAACACTATCAATTTTTTCACCAGCTTTTGCGTATAATAATTCTTTGATTTTATCAGTAATATCTGATGGTTTTCCATCAGTTGCAATCAAATCGACGAGATCTTCCATAAAATTTAAACTATGTTATAGAGTTATTTATATTTTTCCACCTTTAGGATTGGGAATTTCCACCGCAGAGGTATTCATAGATGGTTCAATTGGTGTTTCTCCGGTTGGGGATTGTTCTACTCCTTGAGGGACACCACCTTGTTGATCCGTCGCAATGGGGTTTCCAAATTCATCTACTGGTTGATTTGGATTTGGTAAAATACCTTTATTAATTTCATCTTCAATTTGCATATCAATTTCAATGATTTCGGAATCAGTTTGACGCAGAATTTTTTTACGAATGTATTCTGTGGAATAATATTTCCCGATATATGGCTCAATTGTAGTTGCAAGTGTTAAACGATTTGTCATCAATTCTGCTTCCTTTAATTCGGCAAAATGATTATCATAAAGAAAATCATACTGAATATGATCTGCCATTTTCTCCCAATCTTCAGGAGAAACGATGTTTTTAAGAATTAGTTGACTTCTCAGAATATCATTAAAAACATTTGCGAATTTTTTTCTTAATCTTCCAACAAATTTGGAGAACATTAATTCGTCACGAAGAATTTCTGAAGATCTACCTAGATTAAATCCATCTCCACTACCAGCAATTCTAGATTCAGGAACTCCAAGTGCTCTATAAAGTTTTTTCTGAAAATATTGAATATCGCTGAGTTCACCTAAGTTTTGACCGCCTGGAAGAGTTGTAATTTCTGTTCCTCTTCCACCTTCTCTTCTAGGAAGCCAGAAATCTTCTAGCATACTCATGAATTTGCGATCATCTCTTATTTCACCTGTGTTTGCGTCATATACCAATTTATTCCTATAACGAGACATAACTTCTTTTAAGTATTGCTCAGCTTTTACTTTAGGAAGATTGCCGACATCAATGTAAAAAATTCTACGTTCAGGAGCCCTCGAATTATGAACTACAATACCGTTCGCCACAAAATTATGCTTTTCATGAGAAACTTCAATATCATAAACATCCTCGACTTCTGCAGTTTCCACAGAAATAATTTTTTCAAATTTTGGAAGTTCATATTCACTTAAATACAATTCCCAGCATTGAGTTTCTGGAATTAATCTTGTCTTATTTTCCTCACCTATAATTCTTGTTTGTTCTGGTCGGATTCTATGGCGAATTTGTCCGGAACAAAGGCCAATTGAAGTCCAGATTTCTTTAATATCTTCAATAAGCTGTTTATTTGCTAAAGAAATTTCACATGAAAATCCATTTACTAGATCTCTATAATGTCCATCTGCATCTAGAAGTCCAAGAATAAATTCTCTTTTAATGTTATTTGGGGATGTAAATACCCAATCTGGAATTCTCTTAATTTTAGCTCCATTTTTAAATCCAAGCTTTTGCAGAAGTTCCGAAGCAAGCGTGTTGCTTGAATGGTAATTACTATATTTTCTATTAGATTTTGACCTCGTACAATTACCAAAAAACTTTTCCATCAACTTACTATAATATAAGTTTTGAATCTCATCTTCACCTTCTGCGAATGTTACACCATATTTTGTAATACATCCATCACCAATTAAAAATCCAAATAGTCTTGCAAATTCTTCATCGATATATTCTGGAAGATTTAGTTGATTTGTACCCCAACCATATAGTTTTTCCTCGAATTTTGCATCTTTAAGTACTTCAATTTCTTCTTGAAGTACTGCAACATCAGAAGATTCTAATGACTGAGATCCATATAAGAAATTTTGAATACTACTCCTATTGATATTAGTTTTTTCTGAAATTTGTTGTATAACTTTTTCTTTATTGTCAATTTTATAGGAGGACCACAAGAAAGTATCTTTTAGTTTATAGCATTTTTCTCGAACTTCTGGAAATGCAGTTTGAGTAGAGCATTCTTCTGGTCTAATGTAAGTTAAACTATGTCTTTTTGGTTGAAGATCTTTGATAGGAACGTACTTCACGTCTTTAGTCTCATTATCATAAACGAGAACTGGGTGAGTATCGGTTCCTACAACACTATGATGCTTAGACTGAACTCTAAAAGACTGTTTAGTTCCAGTTAACCACTTATTAGATACAGTTGTTTCAACTAATTTATCAACACGATTATCATAACTATAAACTTTATCTCCAACTTGAATATCTTTAATGTATGAATAACCTTTGTCTGTTTTTACTCGGGTATCTCCAATTAAGCAAAGGCGATAAATTACCAAAGAATCTTCAATCATTCTAAGTTGATTGAGAGCCTTAATTGCTTTATGTAAATAAGATAAAATAGTTCCTTTATTGCGATCTACAAGCCCCGAAGTGCAATATGTAATAGAGTCTTTTGCAATTTTAACTCCCTTTTTGGATCCTCCGGAAATAGTTCCACTTGGAAAATTAGGAGTCGGAGTATACACAAAATACTCTTCAATTTCAGGAAAGTTATATTGTTGAGCATCAGTTCCATCATTTAGTCTAAAATTCTTATACTTATCCGCACCATTCGAAGTTCTTTTCTCTTGACGCACATGCTTCATTTTCATTGGATCAATATATCTCAATTCCTGAATTCCTTTCTCAGGATTTTTTTGATCAATGACTTTTAAATAGAATAATCTTCCATCCACATACCAATTCCTAAAAATTTCATGGCATTTTTTATCAAAATCCATGATTTCTTTAATATATTTAAATTCTATTCGAATTAGTTCTTTTAATCTATCACTCGCATTTAAATTTGATAGTTCAATTTCAACTGGAGAATCATATAGGTCACTGACAATAGCTTCATTGACTACACTTTCAATTGCACCTTCACATTCTGGATGTAAAGCCATTTCTCGGTATCTTCGAATCAAGTCGTACTCAGTTCGATAAACACCTTCAATATCTACATATTGACCATAAAATCCAGATTGAATAAAATGATCAACCCCGTCCTCATTATTTGCGGGAACGGGGGAAACTATAGATTTAGATTTTTTATCATTATCATCAATTGAAAAACCAAAAAGTTTTGCCATTTTATAAATTTAAAATTGTAACGTATTTTATTTAGTTAATGTCTACACCACCAGCCGCAGGAGAATTACCCTTAACAGCTTCCCACCAGAGAATTTGGAATTCCACAGGAAATTCTTCAATTGAACTTGTACTATAATCTAACTGAATTGCGCCAACTTGAGTTGGAAATATGTCATAAAAATGATATGCTCTTAGAGTTGATCCGTCACGATCTAACTGATAAACAAATGCATCTGCGGTATATGCAGATGGATCAGTAACACCAGTATTGTCAGATACTCGATTAACTTTATTCATCCAATTTTCAAAGGCAGAACGAATTGCAAAGTCAGTATCATTTAAAACAGTTACTGTCCAACTATCAAATGTGCGATCTCCTGCAACTTTAAGAGTTCTACCTCTAAAATTTACATCGATTGGGGCAATATTTGATCCAGGGAGATTTGCACCCTTTACCAAAAATCTTGCTTTGTCTAAAACGTTTGTATCTGCGGGTGCAATAGAAGGAAATGAAAGAACTACCTCAAAAAGATTAGAGCGAGTACCACCACCAGTAAGTTTACTTTTGAAGTCAGTAATCTTTCTTAGTGGAGGTGGATTGAATTGGGTTCTAGTTGTCATAGTAGTTTAACCTCTAAATTAAAAGTTTCCGATTACTTCTTCAAAATCAACGCCAGTCTTGGTGGCAATAAAGTTCAGTCCAATAAAGTTGATAGATCTTGATGGTTTAATGTAAATATCAGCAATAAATTCATTATTATCAATAACTGCACCTGTATTATTTGTTTCATCACAAATTACAATATAATCAAAGATACCTCTCTTTGCCTGAATATCACGAAGGAAAGGTTCGATAGTATTCACAAAATTAGTTCTTGTAACTTCATCATTAAATTCAAATAGAACATCTTTTGCTGCTTGAGAAATTGCATTTTCAATATAAACAAACAGGCGACGAACATTAATTCTGTCAAATGCAGATGCTCTTGAGAGACCTGTTTTATCACCAAAAAGAATAATTCCCGAGCCAGGAGAAGAAATTACTGGATTAATTCGGTTTGAATATAGTCTATCTCTTTGGGATTTAGTTGGATTATATGCAAGTTTAACTGCATTTAGAATAGTTCCTCTTGCAGTCCCTGCAGGTGAATACCAAGGGAAATTATTAATATCATTTCTTGCACAAGTACCAGCAATATCCCCATTTAATGGTACATATCTAAAGGTATTCGAGAAACGATCATACATGTACTTATAACCACTATCGAAAACTGCATAAGATGAAGAAGTTATAGGTGAATAGAAAGAAATTAGATTTTCTGTAATATCTGCGGCAGATCTTACAGTAACTTCAGATGGAACTGAAGTATCACTAATTGATGCTCCTCTATATGGAGAAATAAATGCGATTGAATCTTTTCTTAATTCCGCAATAGAAATTAACTTGTTTGCAAGTGCTTGAGTGGTTTCCATATCATATGCTGCAGATCCCATGATCAAGAAATCTACCTGATGATTTTCTGTTGATTCAAATAAGTCATAACCATCCGAAAGCTTTGCTAAAGTTGCAGTTAATGCACCAGTCGAAAAATCGGTTTCTCCTCTATAATTTTGTCCACCAGTCATAATTTCATTTACTGTACCACAGCATGAGAAAATAATCCCATCTGCATTTTGGTCCCAATCATCGTCAGAAACGAGATTGAAATCTGTGGTATAACCAGTCGTAGCTGTAGCATTTGGCTGACCCAATCCAAAAACATATTTTGAATTATATGCTAAATATTTTCTCCAATAAGAAGTACTTCCAGCAGAAAACTCCGCATCTTTTGCTTTAGATAACCCAAGATGCTTTTCTAAAATTGTACCAGCATTTCCGGAAATGGATCCATTTGCATCAATTATAACAACATGAATCTCATCAAATCTTGAATTTCTTGCTGCCGCATATCCAGATGTTCCTGGTCGTGGAGCAATATTATTCCAATTAATACTAGTGGTCTCAGTAATTTTTATATCTTGTGCATCAAACCAATCATAACTGGAACTATAGGATAGTGAAGTGTTTGAAGTAGTCTGACCATTTTTATAAAAATTGAATTCTCCACCACTTGGATCAAATTGATATATACCAGATTGCTGATAATCTACTTGTTCTTCAACACCATTCGGTGCAATATAACTTAAAACTTTAACACTAATTGTATCACCAATAACTCTAGTAACAATACCCTTTAGATCTCCTCTAAGAGTTGTTTTATTACCTACTCCAGGATTTATTTTACCGGATAATGACTGCCTAATACCATCACCAAGATTAATTGCAGTAAATCCAACAGAAATTGTACCGAAATCAAAAGTAGAAAAAATGTCATTTCTTCTTACTGAAGCAGTAGATAATCCAATAACACCTGATCCTATTGAAACTACTGTGGCAATTCCAGGTAGTACTCCAAGGGTATTACAACGTACTCTCTGACCAAGAGAAATATTATCTGTGGAAATTGCTACAGTGGATGCACCACCTACAATAAGACCACCCTTAGGATCTGAAATTATACTAAAATCAAATGTGGAATTAATATTACCAGTATCTTGTGAAGCCTTAGATAGGGTAATGATTCCTGATCCAACTGAGACTACTGTTGTATTTTCAGGAAGAACATTGGGCGTATCGCATCTTACGATTTGACCAGCAAGAATTCCGGTTGTGGTAATTGCTACAGTAGATGCACTACCAACAAGAACACCTTGTCTATTTGAAACTATTGAAATTTCGGCAGGAGTAAAAATACTTGCGGCTTGAGTATCAATACCATCCAATACTTGATCTGCTCTACTATCGATAAATGCAACTCTAACTCCATTTGACCAAGTTCCTGGATTTTTTGCTGCAAAAACAACCTGGGGAAGAGTATTTTCATCATATCCCAGCTCTTCATAGTGTTGTAAACTATTAATTCTAACTGATGTTGCAACTCCCACAAATCCATTTTGAAGTTCATCATCATTTGCTCTTACTACTTTTAGTGATCCACCATAAGCAAGGTAAGAAGATGCGACCAACCAATGTTCATAATGATTATCCGTAGAATATGGTTGCCCGAAATTAACTAGTAAATCGTTTTCATTTTCTACAAGTGTTGGTACGTCTACAGGACCTTTCGCAAAAGGTGCTACAATTGCTCCAATCTTATTTGATGATGGAGTGACTCTGCCAAGCGTTAAGTCAAATTCTTTTACTAAAATTCCAGGAGATGCTAAATTTAGCGGCATTTTTTATTCTCCATGTCCAGAATTATTCTAAAAGTATTTATAAATTCCTAGTGTTTATAAATTATACTTTATTGATATTCCCACATGTAGCTCCATTCGGAAGAAACATCACCATATTCATCTAAATTCCATACTTCCAGTGATCCTTTTTGATTATTTTGATTTGCAAAAACCCACATGTCTCCAGTTTCTTTTTCAATATCAATTCCAGATAGTTCTTCTAGACCATCAGAAATAAATCCAAAAGGAGACATGTCTTGATCAATTTGGTTTTTTTGTTCCTCATAAATTCTTTTTCTGACATCATTATCTGTCATTTCTTTGAAATATTCTTGAGCAACAAGCCAAGCAAATATCACAAGACACATTGCTAGATCATCATTACAACCTTCTTCAGCTTCAAATGAATTATGTTTTTGAATAAATGTGGTTAACTCTGCAATGATGTCATAATCATTAATCATTAATTTATCATCTTCAATCAGCAATTTTAAGTTAGAGCAACCTAACTTTTTAACTGCAGATGTCATTCTTACACCCATTTGCGATTTTTTCCCACTAAAACCTGAACCAACAATCTGCCCAGCTCGACCTCTCATAGAGCACATAAGCATATTATCATATTCAAGATCATAATGCAAAATACTAGCAACTTGCTCACCAATATCATTAACTTCTGCTAAGACCCAAGCATTGTTATAACCTTTTGCTACTTTTTCAATAATACTTGGAAAAAGCATAGGTTTGATTTCATTATTTTTATATTTTGCTACTACTTTATATGGAAAATTGGTAATATCAAATACAATAAATGAAGAATAGTCATTTCCAATTCCTCTCGCAACATCGACAGTAATTAGATAATTATTTTCTTCTTTTGGATTTTCATATACATCTAATCCCTTTTCCCCTCTTTTAACTGGATCATCATAAGTTAAAATTTTAAGTTTACTTGGATTGATTAATGTTCCTACAGATCCCAGGAATTCGCAAAGGTGCTCAGCCCTAAACTGTTCTTCACTAGTATTTGCAATTGTCTCTGCTTTCCACTTTTCATCTCTACCTGGAACTTCTGACCAATGAACTTCAGTAGCAACAAATTGATTTTTATTTCTTTCAGCATCGTGCCACATTCTATAGAAGTGGTTCATGCCTTTTGGTGTTGAAACGACAATAACTTTTGTTGATTTACCTGAAGAAATTGTAGGATATACAGAAGCAAAGAAATCGTCTGCAATGTGATTCGGAACGAATGCAAATTCGTCAAGGAAGATAATATTAAATGTCATACCACGAACTGCAGATGCAGAAGTAGATGCTGCAATAATCTTAGAACCGTTTTCTAATTCTAGAGATCCTTTGTTCCACGATATAATACCCTGTTGCATCCATTTTGGTAGATTCTCATAAGATAATTGAAGTCTACTTAAAAGTTCTCTGGAAGTAGATGCCTTGTTTGCCAAAATTCCAATGTTTACGTTGTCATTAAAAACAACATAATGCAATAGATAAGATACTACGGTAGTTGAATTGTGAGTAGGTATAAATGTTTTTCCGCACAAAAATAAATGATCATCACTATCTACTTGGAGGCAACAAACTGGAACACTTTCAACTTTTTCTATTTTATGTATATAAATTCGTTTATTTTGTGGCCTTTCGTTTTTATTAAAATTAATTAATTTTATTTTTCTAGGAAGATTAAATATTTTTTCTTTACTCGCAAAACGAATCGTATAATACCAACAATTATTAATTAATTTCCTAGATACTCTAGATTTTATTCCCAATGAAGAGAGTAATTCTATAACTTGAATAATGAGTTCGTAGTTTTTTTGATAAAATTCAAATGATTGTGTTTTTGTTATTGACCCATCAGTGTCCATCAAACCACGAAGTAATTCCATTCTTTGTTCGACCGATGAACGAAGATATAATTCTGGAATATGCTTGTGTTTTAATAAATTATTATCTTTTAATTTTTTTTGCAAATTTTTACACTTAAATGTAATACAATTATTATTTTCTCTTTCATATTCAACATCAATTTTAGTTTTATAAAATTCATAATCATCTTTATGTGAAATAATTCTTCCATCCGAAGAAAATCCATCACCTAACCAAACACCAAGGAGGTATGGATCAATCGGAAGATTTTTATTTTCTCCCACAAAAGGATTTGTATAATCGATATATAATGATCCGATTACGCCCCTTCCTCTTTTATTGTTTATTTTTTTTAAATATTTTGAATAAATCTCATTTGTTGTTAATATTTTTTTTCCAGTTCTCCAATATACCGAATTTACTTCCCATAAATGATCACCATCAGCAATAATTTCTTCCCCATTATCAAAATATATTTTATAACATTGATGATTAAACATCGTTTCTGTTTTAAAAGTAACAGAAACAGGATTGCCGCTTGGTGATAGTATTTTATCTCCAACTTTAACTTCCTCCATTGTTGTCCAACCAGCTGGAGTTGGAATAGGAGTATCCAATGCCAAAGCCTTTCCAACCTGTCTAGGCATCTTGCAAATATTAAATCTGTTTTTATGGAAATTTGTAATCAGTTTTTCTTGAAATGGCCATAAGTTAAATTTAACTAAGCCATCATCTACGTTTACGATTTTAATATAATTTTTAGCAAAATATACAGGATCTTCCTTACACTTCAAAAATTCAATGACTTGCTCTTCAGTCCATTGAATAGGGGTATTTGCTCTCTTTAAATTTGGATTGGAGAGATAAGCATCACCTTGTTTTAATTGGATATCTTCAATTGCCATATTATGTTAAATCTAAAAATTGTATAGAACCGATAAAATTAGTTGACGTGCCTTCGACAACTCTTGCTGCAAGTGTATAAATATCACTAACTTTCGATTGAGTTCTTCCTAATTGTAGATCCCAATTATAGGTTGTTTCAATGTTAATAGGATTTGTTACTTTATTTGCAGCAGAAACATAATCATTTAGAACTATAGTTCCTCCAGTTACAATTCCAACCGAATCATAGTTTTGTTGGACATTAGGTGATGATGTATTCACCCAATTTGTGGCTGAAATTTGACCATTTTTAATAAGTACTACTTCTACAATAGACCCACCGCCACTGGAATCCGCAGAAAATGAAAATGCTTTAGGTAAAATAATTGCATCTTCCCTGCCAGGAGCCAAACGAATACTCACAATAGGAGTAAAATTACTACTACTTGCAATTCCAGTAACTAACGATGGTCTTCTTGCAATATCCCTTGCAACTACTTTTTCGTATCCACCATTAGATTGAACTGAAACACAAATCTGTTTCATAGTAGATGGTGATGTTGTAATTCCAGTATTTAAAATTTCATATCTAACAGGAAGAGATGCAGTTGTCATATATACACTATCAATAATATTAGCATGTTCAAATCTATGAGCTATATGAAAATTGCCTTCTTCATGAGCAAATCCACAACGTACTGCCCCCACTCCCAACCATTCATATTCAGTAAACATTAATTGAGCTTTGGTTAAATCTAAAATATGACCAGTAACACCTTCGCCATCGAATTTGTCTACATTCCATTCAGATTGGGGAACACGGATTTCTGTAGTAATTCCAGATTTAGCAGTCCTCATCATCCAATATGTAGTAGTAATTCCAGATTCCGAAGTAATTTGTTCTAGAAATACTCCATTTTGCGATGATCCATAACCAACTCTCTGTGTGAGATTTGGTTTTGGTAGATTCATTACAAATGTTTGTAAAACTTGCAATGCTTTTCCGGACTGATATGAAAAAACTCTTTTACTTTCTCTTATAAAAGAACATCCTGCAGTTGTCCCCACTCCAAGAGTTGCAGTACTTTGATGAGTAATAATTCCTACAGTGGATCCAGTTCCAACTATAACATCATCGAAATCACCATCTTGACTATATCTATGTGTACTATCAAAAAGTGTATATGGTGTAGATACCTTTAATCTTCCAAATAAATCTCCGCTAAATCCTTTTCCAAGTGGTGACTGATCATATAAATGAGACATTAGATTACCCTCCAAGAATTACCTTTCCATATAAATGTTAAACTACCATAATCATAAGCAAGAATTGCACGATCTCTACCATCAATCAAATCATCCCCTGAAGGTAGTATTGTAATATATCTATTCGTTCCTTTGGATGCTTCTCCTAACTCATCTTTAACTACAAATATCTTTCCTTGCCTATCTGCTTTTGGAAGTCTAATTGATACTGCACCTGAATAATTAACTCCAATATAATAATCTCTAGGTGTAATTGTATAGAATGATGTAGTTACCGAAGTAACTGGCACATCCATAAATGCGAGATTTGTTTCACCACCTCCACCAAGAGTAGAAAGTTGTTGTTGAATTCTCTCCAAAAATAACTTATAATGTTTTTGCAAATCTTCATGTGTTGCAAAATTTTGATTTATTGGAGTGATTGGATCTTCTTTTTGTTTAATATTTGATGGTTCAGATAAAAGTCCCAAAGATTTTTCTATCAATGTCTCTTCCTTCAAGGGAGGAGGAGAAATATTACTTAAATTACCAAAATCATCAGGAGGATCTGGTAATTTAATTTTTTTATCTTTTAATTTTTTCTTTACTTTGTTATCTGGATATATAAAATTTTCAAATTCTTTTAGAATTTTCTTATCCTTTTCAATTTCTTCATTTTTTTGTCGTCTTTCTTGAGCTATTAATTTAAAAAAATCAGATAATTCGTTGCTCATATCAGCAATTCCAGGATCTTAAGGATTTATTGATCCTCGAATTTGGATCTCTTGCTGTTTTCGCTGAAGTTAATTTTTTCTTCATTCCAGTCATACGTGAGCAAAAGCTCTTTCTTCTATTCCAGGCTTTTTCTCCTTTTTTGAGTTTTGAAGGATCTTTAGTTACTGCAGTTTTTAACTTTGAGCCGGGATTTTCTTTTCTATAAGATTCAACACCAGCTTTATTCAATCCTCCGGATTCCCTTTTCCCTTCTTTACGTTGCCAAGCTGCGGTTTTAGCTTCAAGTACAAATTGCTCAAAAGTTTTAAGTTTTGAAGGATGTATAGAAGCAGCTTGTTTTCGATCAAATTTTTCTTGTTCAGCATCTTCTCCAATATAATTGCCATCAGGATCATAATGTGCTACATCTAATTTTCTAGATTTATTTTTAGCTAAAGGAAATAGTTTAGCTCCAGTTGGTTTTGGCTCTTGATCTTTTGGATAAATTCTTTTTCCTTTTTCGCCTTTAAGGCCAGGGGCATTTGGCAATACTGGACCACGTTCTACGTTCTCTTTCATTTCACCACTATCTACATAATCCGCAGCAGAATCTAGATAGTCGGCAGCTTTTGTGATTTTTGATTGCACCCACGCCTCGATATTTCCTTCTCCCTTCATTTTTTTACGAAGTCTTTTTACAGCAGATGAAATTGTGTAAAGTTCTGATCTTGCCATAGAATGCTCATGATCAACTGCTTCTGGCATATTTCCGGGATGTGGTGTATTTGGAGTGTATTTATTTCCCAAACGTATTGGCTGGGAAAACATATCCCAAACTCGTTCTCCATATTTACACTCATTTCTGGTTTCATTTTTATTGCATTTAGGGCAATATCTGACACCATTCGATTCGGCCACTGGCACACAATTCGGAACTTCTTTGCCATTTTTTATTTTTGTGCGTGGAGTTCCTAATTTTTTTCCTGACCAACATTTGCTTGCTCCAACATTTTTTCTAGCTTGTTTAATTCCCTCATCAATCTTTAAGGTTTTGGGGTATCCTTTTTCACCTTTTTTTGCTGGACGTTCACCACGGGCTCTCTTTGCATGAATGTTATCCCATAAGCCCATTTTTTCTTCATTTACATCCTTAAATTTTTTATGGTTTTTAATTGCAGATTTTTCCATTTTTTTAAGTCTTGTGTAATAATCGGGAATTTCGTCCAAATGTTGAAGAGCAATATCAGTAGCTAAATCTTTATCTTTAGTATGTTCATGTTCAATTTGAACTCCCATCTTGAGTTGATTTTGAACAAATGAAACATCTAAACGATGTTTTTTTGCTATGCTTTCTACTGTGCTATGAGATTTTATTTGAGTCACAATAATATGTTATTCTTTATTATTTAGAAAACCTTGTTTTAGAATTTTAGATAGTTCTGATGTTGATCCTACAAAGATTGCATTATTCATAGTGTTATTTGTAGTTTTAATATTCTTATCATCATCAATTTCTTTGAGTTTTTTCTGAAGATCTATCAATTTATCTGTAACATCACCCACACTTTTAATTAATTGACCTGCAACTTCATATGCTCTAGCTTGCCCACCCTCATTTGCAATTTCTAATATTCCATTAATTGCTTCCTGTCCTTTTTCAATTAATGAATATAAATTCGCTCTTGTATATTCATAATCTTTATCAACATCATCTATTTTAATTGGGGATACTTCAATACTTTCCTTTACCTTTTCAACATCGGCAAATTTACTTTCAATATTTAATGCTGAATCTAAATTTTCAAATTGATTTTTCATGGTCTTTAAATATCAGATTGTTGGGTTGGACTATATGATTTACCGTCAAAAAACATTTCCAATGATTCATTGAATCCATAGTCATCAGTAGGTTCTGCATCAATTGGATCAGGTGTTACTGTGTATCTCATTTCCCTCTTTGCGGTTTGAGTATCGCTTCCACTATAATAATCAACTTGGACTTTTCGAATAAGACCTTCTGCGGTGTCTGAAATTGGACCAAAAAGATATATTTTTGCGGTAAAGTTAAAAGTATATATTAAAATTCTTCTTGTTGAAAAATCTCCTTCATAATCGTCAGTAAAACTAACACTATCCAATACAATTGGTATATCTTTTTTTTCTCCTATCGAATCTACAAGATCTAAAGTTAGATTAAATGATGGTTGAAAATAAGGTAAAATTTGCTCAACAACTTGTAATGCATCATCTTGCAATTTACTAATCAAGTTTACTTGAAATCCTATATTATAGGGCACCGGCATAAAAACTTTTTTCAAATTTGCCCCATCAGAAGCCTTAAATGATTGCGTCACACCAGCTTTTCTTGACGGATCATATTCTATCGATACCATTTCATAAGCCAATCTAGGCAATGTCATTGCAATTGGTTTATTTAATTCTGGTTGTTGTTCAATTCTGGCAAGAAATTTTTGAATTGGACCGTAAGCGATTGGTACTTTAATTTGACTTATACTATCACCATCAGAATTTTTATGACGAATATCGATGTCATTAAATAATGTACCAAAAGCTATGATTGTTTTTCTAATAATTTGATGATAGAAATATGAGGATAACATTAGTAAAAACCGAAAGGATTTGTTTCTGAAAAATCTATAATTTCATTAGCTTCTGTTTGAATTATTTCATTATCACCATATTTATCTTGTTTATCCCATAAATCAAAAGGTGCTATCGCATACGTTGCGGAAGATATTGATCCAACAATAGTTTCTCCCGGTTGAAATCCAAGTGTATTATTACTAATATTCATATATGATACTTTAAGAATCTTTGATGGAGAATCCCATGATTTAACTCTCGCAGTAGTACCAGAAATCGAACCCGTTACAATTTCATTAAATATATAAGTTCCAAATCCACTAATAATAGAAGGAGGATCAATAATTATATTTGGTGATTGATTGTATCCGATTCCCGGACTCGAAATTGCAATTGAAACAACTTCTCCATTTCCATTGATGTTTGTAACGGCTAAAGCTGTTTGGCCAACACCAGATGGCCCAGAAATGGAGATATTCGGTCTATTAATATATCCGGAACCGGAATTATTTACTAAAATTTGAACTACACCACTTTGATTTTTTTCTATTTCACATGTTGCTGCTGCGTTTGTCCCTCCACCTCCAGTAATAGTAACGGAGGGGGCTATAGTATATCCAATACCAGCATGTGTTAATAAAATATTCTTTATGGATCTTGTAGAGCCATTCAATGAGGACATAACAGCAACTGCGCTTGCGTTAGTTCCTCCGGGTGGTGCAGGAGTTATGTTTATTTGAGGTGTAGTAGTATATCCAAACCCATCGTTAATTAAATATATATTTTTGACGTAACCAGTACCGATTGTTGCTGTTGCCGTAGCAGTAGATCCAAGTGATACCAAATTTAAATCTACAATATATCCTTCCTCTTTAATACTATGATCCACATCAGGTATAGTGGTATCAATGATTTCATCTTCATATTCAAATAGTTCACATTTTAGTTGATAAACATAAAGTTTACCTAATTGATAAAATGGATTTTCATGTTCAACAAATTTAACTTCGAATAATCTTTTTCCTAATGGAAAAAAGATTAAGTCTCCTTCTCTGGGTCTATTTGATAATTCTATTTCAGAAGGATTTTTATTATTTAAAAATTGGACTATAAAATTTTCAAATCTTTCTCTAGATATAACTAAACTTACTTCATCCTTTAAGGATACACCGAATTTCGATAGTATATCTCCTTGACCAGTATATCCATCATAATTTTCTAGGTATGCTTCAATTGAGAAAGAATCATTAAATTTTGAAGAAGAAACTTCTTTTAAAATTGTTTCTTTTCTTACAAATTTTCTAGGTATGTATATGATTTCAACGCCAAACATTCGAATTTGTTCGTTAATTAAATCTTGCAATAACCCTTGTTCACCCAGACTACTATTTAAAAAAAATGAATTAAGTGTCATTATCCAATAAAATCGTAAGGTGGTAATTCGTATTCTTGGGTCATTCTAGATTTAATATCCTCTAGTTCCTTTACCCCTTCGTCATATAGCTCTCTGGCATTAAATTCCAATCCACCGGGGAGTTTGACACCTCTATATTTAATTAAATTCCAGCCCCACTGCTTTTTCATTAAAGCAGTAAGGTATTTTTTTAAGAAACTATCATTATATACTTTAGTAAAATTATTTGGATCTAAAATTCTATAACAATCAATAATAATAAAAGTATCTTTAGATTTTGCTCCCCAATCTATATCTAAATAAAGCCTATTTTGTCTTTTATTGAATCTAATTTGTTTATCTGGAGATAATAGAAAATCAATATCTTCTAGATAACTTTTTACCATTGCATATTGTAATAATTCAACTGAATTAAAATAATATAAATCATTTAAAAATAATTGATATTTAATGCTCCACATTCCACCAGAAATAGAGCTAGTATCAAATTTAAAAACTTTTTCTATACCAATTACGGTGTCTGGAACTTGTATAAAATTAGAGTTTTCATAAAAATTATAATTAATATTACCAATACCAGGAACTTCAGCGGACGCAGTAGTGGTTACAATTCCAATTCCATCAGTATTTTTTGCTTTACCTCTATCTATATCTTCTTGCGTAATTTTATATTTTAAGAACATTCGTTCGACACCATCGAAATGTCTTTCATAAAAATATTGAAGAGCATCATCCACTAGATCATCGATCTGTTCTTCATCTAAATTAATTTCTAGAACTGGTGCCCCCAATTTTCGGAGGCAATAATCTATTAGCTCTTGTCTACTTGTAGGTTTTGACATTCAAGTATTTAATTAGTTATTTGTATTTAGGAATTAATATGAATAGCTGCTAAAGTTTCCTGTTGTGCAAGATATAATCTACAAAATAATTTTGCATATTTTTGAGAATCACTCAAAGATAAACTATCAATTGTTCTGGCAACTTTTTCATATTCAAATAATTTATTAATTGACTTAAGTTCAATATCATTTGGATCCATTTAGTAACTCCTTTAATAAACATTTAATTTCATGAATATCCTTTTTCATATCTTCAATTTCTTTCTTTTGATTTTTTCTATTTTCTAAAGAATTTATATATTGATTATATGAGATATTATCAGTGTTAATTATCGCTCCAGAATATTCATCCCGAAACAGATTTGGGTGCCCTTTTACTGGTATCATTATCGAATAGCAATTGTTCTAAGATCTTTAATTTTTGGAGGATATGCTTGATTTGTCGAGGACATCACAATTTTAATTATATATCCACTAAATTGGGAAAGATTATTTGCAGTAAATTCGTATTCTAAGTATTCATTTTCTCTACTTGGTCGAACATACATGTCTGGTAATCCACTATTATTTCCTCCAGCTAGTTTATCATAACCAGGGAATAATTCAAATGAAGTAGCAATTTCACTAGAATCTGGAGTAATCAAACTATACAAAACTCTAAAATCTGAATCTGCATGGCGATATGCAGACATTATAACCTTTAGTGATGTTGCATTTTGCGCTAAAATGACTGTGTTAGAAACATATATCGCAGAATGAGGATCACTAATTAGAGAATTTACTCTATTATCTTTAATATAATTAAAAATTGGTGAATTAATTCTATAACTATGAAAATCCGTAAAACAATTATCTAAGAAAATTTGAGGAGAAAGATTTTTATCACTTGTAGAAAGTGTTAATGCAGTTGTAAATGATTTATTTCTTGGCAAATCATTTAAGTATTGATCTTCATTAACTTTTGAACAAATGAGTCTAGTAGATGATAATTTGTTAGGGGTATTAATCTGAATTTCCTCATATCCAAGATCCACAAAAGAGCTTTCGTCCCCACTCACACTAGTTCCACTGACTGTTCTGATTTTACCAGAGATTGAAGTATCCGCTGATGGCATTGATACATTATACAGAGGAATGATAGTATCGAACTGAATATTCTCTGAGGCAAAAACTTGAGAACCACCAAATGATCCTTCAGAATCAAATGAAAGTTGAGGAGTATTGCTCAAAGACCCATCGGAAGATCTATTTGTGCCATTACTATTTCTTAAAAATTTAATATAATATTCATCCATATCGATACTAGAATCAAAAATATCATGAGTTTTATTGATTCTTCTTAATGACACTCCATTTAATTGATAACTATAAACAAATGCGTTTATATCATGCGTAATTATTTTTGTTGAATCTTGCCCTCTTGTTATTGTTCCAAGTGAATTATTCCCAACACTTTCATATCTAATAATTTCATTTTCAATTAAAACATATCCAGGATTTGTATTACTTACTGGGATACCTTCAAAGGATGCGAATTGGGCAGTGCTCGCAACAGATATAATAACCGAAGAATTAGTTAAACTTTGTGTGAGTGTAGTAGGAGATGAATTTGGAGTAATGCCAGATAATTTTATTTTGTTATTAGGTGCATACATTCCATGATTAAAATGATTAACTTTAAAATAATCTCCACTTGAATAATCCCCACTCAATGAGGAACTATAAATGTATGTAGTATCGAGTGTTATTGCAGCATTTGAGTTATTATAATATACCAACTTTGCAGTACCATCATTTGTAAATGATTGTCCTTTTACATTACTTAGATAAAGAGTATCAATTCCATTATTATTTCCAGTGATTGTGATTAAGGCTCCCGCACCACTATTAGACGAAATAGATGAGGTAACTATACCAACAATATCTCCCACCGAATATCCTTTTCCAGGATTTACGATAGAAACCGCAGTTACAATCCCTGCAGTTGCTTCTATATTTAAAATTAATCCAGATCCATTCCCACTGATATTATAGGTTAAAACGCCAGTATTATCGGTAACATAATTCTTACCACCAGTAGTTATTCCGACTGATGAAACTGAACACCCAGTACCGACAATATGACCAGTAACATAAGTTTTAGTTGTTTCACTTATTTTTCTTCCGGGTGTCAGAACATCAATAATATTACTGTCCGTTGTGGTAGTGATACCTATTGTTAGTTTTCTTGGAAGTGTAGTAATTGGATTACCTAGAAGATTTTTAACATATCCATTACTTTCATTTAATGTTGGATTATAAAAATAAGCAGTTCCTGGCGTATTAGTTACAAATTCTGCCTTATATAATATAAATTTCATATCTTGATATTGATTTGCAGTCCAAATCGATCCATTTTGAGATTTGAATAGACTACCTAGAGCAAATTGTTGAGTGTAAGATACGCTTTGAGAATCTGGAAGATTTCTAGATTGTATAGTCTTTTCTCCCATTTCTGCGATAAACACTTCATATTCATTGCTTTCCGGGGCTAGAAGTACAATACAATATTCGAGAGCGGGTTCTAAAAAGATTGGATAATCAAAAGTAACTGTTGTTGCTATTGATCCATCATCAGATATATTGATTTGATCTGGCTTTAATGTTACTGAATTACCTAAAATTGTTCTTGTGGGAGTTCCCAATTCGACTGTTCTAAGTTCTACTGTCAATGGGCTATTATTCGAATCCTTTTTATAGAAAAATAGATCAACTGAAGTGATAAATACGCCATTTTCATCATCATTTACAGTGTTACTTCCACCCACACTAAAAGATTGTGCAAGTGGATCAAAATATGTTGCAGTTGTTCTTGTTAATGTAGTAGTTGTAGTTTTAGTAGTTGTAACTGTAGATTGATTGGTAATCACTGTTTCATAAAGTTCTAATACTCCTTCTGAGGTATAATTAGTTTCCGCTGAAGAAATAGTAGTACTACCAGGAGCCGCTGTTTGATTTGTGGAACTAGAAGATACTTTATATGTTTTATTACCAGTATTAATTCTAACTGAAGGTGGAGGATTGGTATTTGGATCACGAATAAAAAATGATCCAATCAAATCGCCATAATTATCAGATATAAGTTTTAGATCCTTAACATAAGCTATTGCCCCACTAGTCTCACCAATTAAACGAGTCCCTTTTACCAAATATCCAGAATATAAGCCCTGAGCTTCCTCCGAAAGAGAATACGTATCAATATTTAAAACTTTAGAAGATTGATTATAAAAATTAGATAAAGATTCAGTTTTAATATAAGGATTAATATTAAAGATTTCACTTGGGGCATTATATGGACCATACTTATGATTCGGGGCTGCTAATCTAAAAGTAATTATTGGAACGTATAGACCTGATCCGGAATTTATCCAACCTGTTACAGTTTCTCCAGTAATGAATGAACCAGAAGAACCATAGTTTTCCAAAGAAGAATCAACAGCAATTTCTAATAATTTTGGAATAAAATCAACTGAACCATTTCCATCTAGGAAATGATAATACTGTGTTAGTGGTTTTAAATTAACAATAGAGAATTCAGTATTTCTAGATCTCATATATTCTTCAGATCTAGATTCAATTAAATTGGTTGTACTAGAAGAACTTGTTATTGTATTTGTGCTTGTTGTGACATTTTGGGATGCACTTATACCTAAATCTGCAGTCGTACCTCTTCTATTTGGATCTGCGATACTAATGGATCTATTTTCTAAAAGAACTCGATCAGTTTCCAATAAAACATAATCAGTTACTGAAATTGTTTTATTTGGCAATTGAACAGTTCTTACCCAATTATCTCTACTTGGAGACAATTTAATATTTCCTCTATAGGATACTATATTAAATGGATTTACATTTTCAACTCTAGTTGCAAAAGGTTGTTCGATCCATTTTTTGGAGATATACTTTAATGTAACTGTTTTTCCTGTCTTTTGGACATTAGAATCAATTAAGTCATAATTTGTAGATAAATCTATTTCTTCATCTATAATATTTGCAGCTGGAGCCAAATAATTTTTTAAGCTATTCCTAGAAACAATTGGAGTTAATTCTTGATTATTTTTATCTATTTCAATAAAAGACACATTCGAATTTAATCTAGAAGTATCTTTAAAATCGTCAACAAAAAATCCAGTTTTAAATCTATCGAATCCCTCAGCATCTTGTATCTGAAGAGTTTGGGTACTTAGTTCTAATAGTGACAAGGAAGTAACTCTTTCTAGATTCTTTACTCTATTTTCGATTGATCCAATATCTCTCATAGTGTATCTTCTATTATCAACATAAGATAATAATGCATTATTTGGGCTGTAGAGATAAGGAGGTAACGTAATGGTGGCAATTTCCATTAAGTCATCGGATCTTTTTTTGGATTTAGGATCAACGGAAGAGGAACCTAAATCATATATAAAATTCCCATTTTTATCGAGATAAATTTTATCTTGTCTACCAAGATAATAATCATATCCAATAATCGTATTCTCATTAGGAAGAAGATTAAACTTGATAGACGATAAGGAATTTCTTGATGTAAAATAGAAAGGAGATCTATTAAATGTAGTTAATACTGGTACTCTAGGTCTAAAATCTAAAATATCAGATGATTTAATGTTATTAATTCCAATTGAAGGTAAATTAGAATATTCTTCTTGATCGTAACTTAATACAGTATAAACATCTCCATTATCACTGGAAGGTACTTTATAGTAATCAAAAACGACTAATAGTCTTTTAGTTGGCTCTTTTTCTCTTGTATTTCTAATCAATCTCGAATAATCATAATATTGTTCTCGTTGACCAGAATCCAATTTATAACGATTTGTAATATCATTATAACTTCCTAAAGATATAGTAGTAATATTATCCTCGATATTAGAAATTTTAAATGTAACTAATTCTCCTTCAATAAATCTATTGGAGTTTAAGTAAACAACACGTACACTATCAACATCTTTAGAGACTACTCTACCTAAACATCCACTGACTGATCCTAATATGTCCTCTCCAACTACTGCATTTGTTTGAATATTTGAAAATGCACTAAAAAATAGAGTGTCTAATGTTGGAGTAGATGAATTCCAAGATTCGTAAATTGCAAGAATTTTTGATACATCTGGATAATTTAGGCATATTTCTTCATCTTGAACACGTAATCCATAATAGGAATTATACGTCAATCCATCATTCAAGGAAGATCCAGCAATAGAACCGGATTGTGGATTTTTCGAATAATTTATATTTACTGTAGCACTTTTAACTAGTCTCTTTTTCTTACTTTGTACATCAGTTTTTACAAAAGATGCATTAATAAGTGCCGTTGATTTTCCAGGAGTAAGATTAGAAAATGTAACTTGATTATTGGATAAAGAAAATTTATCAGCTGTTAAGGTTTCGATAGTACCATCTGTATAATGAATTGAATATCTTTCTTGATCAAATGGTAAAAATTGCGGAGTTCCTAAACTAGGCGGAAACACAAAATCTGCAACTGAAAGTGTGATTGGAGAATCAGATGATTTTTCGGAAGTAGATTGATAAACAAATGATAAAGATGAATTTTTTAAATTTACTGAAGATATATTAGCATTAGGTATTTCTGCATACAGCGATCCCTTACTTTGATTCTTAATATTGGGAACTCCCAATACAAAAGGAATATTAGAAATTGCAGTTATAGTGCCGTTGCAAACTCCAGAAACATTAGGAACTGCTTCAACAACCATAGATGTTGCAGTCTCATTAATACTCACAACTCTATTATATTTCTCATCAGAACTAGTTGATGATTGGTATCTAATGATACTTCCAATTTTAATATTATTGAAAAATTTACCTGGACAAGTAACTACTCCACCAGAATCAATACTAATCGTATCAGTAGGACCAAATCCATTTGGAATTTGGCGATCTAATACAGTATCTGCAAGAAATGGAGTGGCAAATTCAGAAATACCAATTGGTTGATATATTTGTTTAATGTCATCCACATCATATACATCTATCTTTGAAATGGATCTAGATTTATTTTTAATTCCATTTATGATAAGTTGTTCTCCAACAATAAATGACCCAGAGGTTTGCCCTACAAAAACTACATTAGTACCATCGCCATTAGACACAACATACCCAACAGCTCCACTACTATCTCCTTTAATATATGAAGTTGCGGGTAATTCTGTTGCAGATACGGGTTGATTTAGAGTAAGTTTTGTATTCGTTTGAATATCATACAAATAAAGATCCCAATTAGTTGTGGATCCATTATATGGCTCGTCAGTCAAACTCAAACTATAAACTCTCGCATTTCCAATTCTGGTGTCTACAGACGGATTACCAGAAGAACTTCTTCGTACAGAATGTAGAAACACTCTGCTATTATTTTTTAAAGCACCTGAGATATTATTGATTCGAATTAAGTTACCCATTTCAAATGGAATACTTGCATCTTCAACTGCCTTTGTTTCTCTGGGTTTTTGTATATCGAGAATTGTGGTAAAGTTTTTATCAATATCATATCCCTTTACATATGCCTTTCCTGGGGATATTTTTACACACATCAAATCGTCAGATGGGGTATTATTTAAATCTGTTTTTTGATTTTCAAAATACAACCCATCATTACCCATTCTATTATTCAGAGAATTATGTAAAGATACCTTAAAGGCATTAACTGAATAATTTCCAGACTCATCGTAGGTTCTTTGAGCTAGATAATCACGAATTAAAGAATAATCCGTTTTTACATTTAATTTTTTAATCTGCCCATCTTCTACTCGCAACAATTCAATAAAATCTACATCAGTATCTTTACTATCTAAAGATTTTTTGGTTAATGATAGATTTATTTTAAATCTGTCCGCTCCAGGAGCCGCATAATTATTAAATCCCTTTGCATTATCATATAAAGTTTCGTCATCTTTTGCTGTGATGATTTCTTCAGAAACTTTTAAACCAACTCGATATGATGGAGTATTTGTATAATAATCTAAAATTATGGTATCCTTAAACACTCTAGCAAATACACCTCGAATGAAATAAATTCCATCATCGATAGATGCGGAAGAACCAGTGCTAGTAGAATTTGAAGTTATTGTTTTTACAAATGGTGTTCCTGAAGGTATAGTGGTATTTCCGTAATTTATATCTCTATTTGAAATTAATGATTCCCCGTCTTGAAATTGTGATATTTTAAAGGAATTATCAGAATCGATATACTTTACATATAGAGTGATATATTCTAAATCATTTTCTAAATCTGGGTAAACAATTTTTTTTATAGTTGCTGAAACTCCAGATACTTGCCCTGTAATTTTTTTACCAATATACTGATCTAGGTATTGCGCTACATCTATACCAAAATTGATATTGTTAACTTTTACTGCAAAATATTGCGAATCAAATGTAATATTTCCTGGAATTACAACCGATCCTTCTTTGAAGATATGACTACCGAAAGATTCGATTTGATTCTGTAATATGGATTGTAAATTATTCAGTTCTCTAGTTTGTACAGGAATTCCTGGCTGAAATAGAACTTTATAATAATTTTTTTTAGAATCAAAGTCGTCAAAATATGGACTTACATTAAGATTTGTTTTTTGTGCCATTTTTTAAAATTCCAGGATGATTTTAACGTCCTCTTTTTGCCTGATGTTTCGAGTTACTAGTGGTCTATTATCTATGTAAATGATTTCACCCGACTTATTATTTATCTGAGGATTTGCTATGCCATTATTGAAAACAACTCCTAGATTAATAATCTCATTATTAATAGAGGTTGTAATTCCGCTAAAATTTGATATTTGACCAGAAAAAGAACTTTCTTTTCCTATAACTTCGCCACCAGAATTTGAGAAATTTATACTTGAATTTGCAAATGTAGAAACTCCAACATAATCTGTTTGGTCATTTGTTGGTCCAAAATATAAAGATCTATCTCTAAAATATTTTAAAATTTTAGTTTTACTGTCATAAGATGCAACATATCCAATTGCAACATCTCCATTGTTATAAACTTGAGTTATTTTTTCCCCAATTTTCGGCAATTCACTGTTGACACTATCGAAATTGATTGCATAAAGGCTCGAAAAATTATCCTCATAAAAAATATCATCAGAAGTAAATTTTTCCGGATCCTTTAATATTCCAACTTGACAAAATTTAGTGTCTATAGGAAAATTTCTAGTGCTAGAATCAAATCTAGCATAAATCATAACTCTATCTGCTCCTAATTCTTTATATAAATCATAACCATGACCATATGATGGTGGTATGATAGGAATCAGTTTGGCAGGAAATTGAATATTATCGTTTCTTGGTTGTAGTGATCCTAAATCTACAATTCCATAAGTATATCCAGATCCACCAGAAGTCACGGATACATTAATAATTTCACCACTACTATTTGCTTCAATAAAAGCTACTGCACCTGAGCCATCACCCAAAATAGGAACAGTGCCAGAATTATAACCTCTACCCGAATTTTCAATATAAACAGTTTTAATTTGATTAGTTCTACCTTCTTCTCTTACGTCTGTTATTTGTGGATCAGTAGAATCTAACCAATCATTAGGTAAGGTTATATATTCAGTAGAATCAAATTTAATAATGTCATTTGGAGAAACGGTGAAAAGATATTTCCAAAGATAATTATCCTCAACTGTTTTTACGATACCTGTAGTTGTTGGCTCTTCTTGAGATTGATTTCCTGTAGGATTAGATCCACTTGACCCATTATTTAAGCAAATATAAACTTTATATTCACTATTCATTATATAATAATTACTATCATATAATCTAGATTTTTTGGATATTGGAGATAAATTATTTACGTCATAATCATGACGATACATATCATACTTAGTTCCTCTAATCCAATCAATTCTTCTAATTACTCTTCTTACGTTATTTGAAGAGGTAATTCTTTTTCCAAATAAAATTGTATCTTTATATTGGGTTATATAATTTGTATTGTCAATCGGATTGGGAATGATTCCGCCAGAAATTTCCGGACGATCCCATTGAGTAGTTCTACCAATACCATTATTTACTTCAGGATTGGGTAATCCCATCCACACATAATATGAACTCGGTCCGTTTTCTATGGAATTTATAAAATTATTTGCGTTTAAAATTCTAAATTGATCTGTTACTAGTGCAGACATTTATATAACATTTTTTTTCTATTTATATTCAAAATTTTAATTTAATTTTTTAGCCAAAGCACCAGTATCTCTTAAGCCATATTTTCGTCTTTGTATAGTAGGATAAGTGGATAGTCCAGAGCTATATCCATTTGTAGTAATACCGATGCTGGAAGTATATCCAGAAACTCCAATAGAAATAGGAGAGGATGATCTACTAAATCCGGATAATCTACCCCAAGAGATATTTCCCACTGGATATTTTTCCGTTCCTATTGTTGTAATACCGACTATATTAGTACTAGTAGAAATATTACATGTTATAATTCCAGTTATTGCATTATATGCATGTACATAATAGATATTATTCAAAAATGAAGTACTAATTGCTACAATATCTGATTGGGACACACCTAAAGAAGTGACCCCAGAACCTACGTTAGTATTATTAATGTAAATTGGGTAGCCAACTTTCAATTCGGAAAGATTTGAAGGAGATGTAATAATATTGAATTTAAGAGCCAATGGGGCTCCAATTCCAGTTGTAGTTGAAATTCCAACTATAGGGCAAGTAAATCCTTCAATATTAGATATATTTTTTATAGTTTCAACGTCAACTGAATTATTTTTATAATGGTAAATAATGGCATCAATATCAGATAAAGAATTACTTTCATATTCAAACAATTCAGTATTATCCACAAATAATTCAGTTGAAGATGAAGTAAATCCTCGAATTATATTTGCGGTGGGAAATATCTGAGATTCTAATGAGTCTCTAGATTTAGAAACTTCTTCATTATTAATAATTAAATCAGTCTTTTGTTTGGTCCAATATAAAGGTTTTAAATTGTTTTCATCTATACCTAATCCTTTATATGTTTCAGTTTCAATCGTATTAGATGAAGTAATATTATATACAATTCTCTTATCTTGAGTGATAGTACTGGTTATATCATTATTACTAAAGACTTGAACATTATCCCCAGTTTTTATAACAGTATTCACATTCACTAAGAAAGAATCGTCATTAATAGTACCCCTATAGAAGAATATTGAGACATTATCCTCTACCTTAGGGGGAGTAGTGAATTCGAATGATGTTCCTCCACTAAAACGATAAGCAACACTAGGTTCTTGTAGTATACCATTAATAAAAATTAATAAAACGGAATCTAAATCTATAAGTTGAGAATCGGAATTATTACTATCATTTTGAAAACTAAGAAGTTCACCACGATAATATAATGGAAATCTTGTTCTTATTCCATCTTGATATGACTTAACTGAATCAATATAATCTAGTTCTCCAAATTGCCAGCACGCAAACGAATCATTGAAGGTTTCTAGAACAGTTAAAGTGAACTCATTAATAGGGGAAGATAATCCGGATGCGGTAACTAATCCAACTGGTTTAAATACATCACCCTTCCTAAATCCGTAACCATTTCTGGTAACTTTAAATGAGTTTATCTCAAATAAAGTAGAACCTATTCCAGTTGATGAACTTGGTGACACTTCTACATTTAGAAGCAATCCAACCCCAGTTTCCGTTGTTTGTCCTATACCTATTCTAGAAACACCTATAACTGAAAGGTCTTCATAAACTCCAGGCTCATATCCTAGTCCAATACTAGATCCCAGAGAAACAATCATTCCTCCCCTAGGTAATTGATTCTGATTAATATCACTATCACTAATAAAGATATTCTGAGTATTTGCTGAAGTAATTCCCGTAAACGTAATACTTGTAATACCAGAATTTAGATTTTCATTTATAATATAATTATTTTTTGAATTATTTGTTGTAGTTGGAGATTGAAAAATACTATTAATCAAAACTATACCATTTCCACCTGTAGTTCCTAATCCTACCGTGTTTATACCGAGTTTAGTAAGTCTGAATGTATTGGCAATTCCAGTAAATTGATCAGAAATATCATCATAAATTTGATTTGTAGTATAGTCATTTCTTAAAAATACTCTACCATTAAATTCAGCTCTTTCTCTTGAAAGATTTTGATCATTAGGATAAATTAGATCTAAAGAGTTTCCTCTAGGCGCTTGAGTGAAATAAATTTTGTTACCTGAGATGTTGTAGGATCCCCTGTAAACCCCCACTGAAGACGAATCAGTATGAATCCCCGGTAAGGACCCCAAGAAGCCCCTTGTAGCCTCTACTAGGGGCACATTACCGGCATATGTGATTGGACCGATATTGGTAGTTCCGAGACCAACATTATTTACATTTAAATATTCATTATCAATCTTCAAAATGTCATTTATTCGTATTGAAGTAATACCACTTAAAGCGAAAATCGTAGAAGATGCCCCAATCTGTCCACCATTACCATTTAGCGTATATGATACTAATGAATATGAAATTGGATATTGAATTAAATTATTAATTGTAATTAAACTTTTTTCGTTTTTCTTAGACATTTCAAGTTCATGAGCATTACCTAAGCCATATGAAGTAAAGGTAACGCCGATTCCAGATAATGCATATTCCTTTCTAGTAGCTAACCTAAAAGTAGTATTATCGTCTTTAATTGCATAAACTATTTCTGGTAATAATGTAGTCACTACTCCAACATAATTTAATGTTGCACCAATTCCCATAGGGGCAGTTCCAACTCCAATAAATGTAGATTTTGGTCGATATATGAGTTCTTCTCCAGTACTAAAGAAATGGTCTTTAATATTGAATTGTCCAGAAGATAGAGTTAAAACTTCAGAATTTTCTGGATTAAATGTTTTCACAAAAATCGGCTGACCCTGATAATTTAATTCAAAATCCAAACGATCAATATTTTGTAGATTTGTACCATAATAATTTGCCAATTTTACGGATTCAGTTATAGAACCATATTTTAAATCAGGTGGAATATTAATTTTATCCAAATCTTTATAGAAACTTTCATTAAAAGATAATACATTTACTAATTCATTATTTTGAGTATTTGGATAAAATACAACATTAAAATTATTTCCAGATATTTCTGAACCAAATGTACCAATTCCAGTCGTACTGCCTATTGATAAGAATGGTCCCTGAATTGTGTGACTATTAACTCCATCAAATACTGATAAAACCTGATGCAATGCACTTGTATTCCCATAGCCAATTTGGACTAAAGATTTGGCGGCGCTAAAGATATTTTTATCTAAAGATAGTACAACTGTAGATCCACTTGATATACTTGTGTTTTGAGAATTATAAACAACAGTTCTTTCATTGCCATCAGATTGTCCGTTTACTTTAAAACGATAAGTTCCAAATCCAATATTGGTATCTCCGAATGACGTAGATTTAAGATTTAAATTAACCTTTTCGTTAAGATTATTTGTATAAGTTAAGTAAACTTTTCCGCCAGATATATCAGAGCTGAATGTTCCAATAGAAAGATTGTTTTCTTCGCCGGAATTATCAAAATAATATTCATTTAAATAAGTATCAGTTCCATTGTGTGTAAGATAAATTTCAATATAATTAATAATACTTCCATTATCATTTGTTACATGGATATTGACAAAAAATGAAGTATATTTTGTTTTATTAAATTCTAAAATATTTGTAGTTGCATTAGCATTAATCGATTTAGTTGTTGAAATTAAATCGACAAATCCAACTGATTGAGTACTTGCAATCCCCACACTATTGAAAGTATTCTGTAAAATTTTAATATCAAAAGCGGAATTTTCTGTATCATAAGGTTCCAATTTCAAATAAAAGTTTTGAGACTCATTAATATATCCCGATACATTAACTAGATAAGGTTTATTGTTAGAAATAACTATATTATTTTTAACTAAATTATACGCATTTTTATTATTATTAATTGTTACAATTTCGCTAAATTGAATTTCATTATTCAATTTATTCTGAATCAATACTAAAAATTTATTATATCTATTTCTCTTTTCCAGAGTAAGAATATTTGATATATCTTGATCTCTTTCATCGTCATAACTTGAAAATTCATTACTAATATCATCGATTTTCAATACTCTATTGGTTTTACACAGAATATAATCAGATAGATTAAGAGTATTAAATTCTAAAAATTTAGACTTGCCATTTAGCGTATCCACATCGAGAACTAAATCCAAATTATTAATAGTATCTACTCGAAGATCACTAATATAGTCTTTAATTAAAATATTGCTTAAGGCTTCAGTGGTTCCAATTCCTGGACCAACTCTGCCCAATGGGCTAGAGATAATTTGCGTATCTGCAAAATTTTTCAGACCACTAGTGTGCAATAAATTATTTACAGGAGTTACAATTTCTTCCCAAGTTTTAGTACTCTTTACAGTATAGGATAAATTTTGATAATAATCATTATCAGGTAAACGCTGAGTATCATCACTTAATTTTCCAGTATTATACTGCCAATCATTATTTTGTCGATTAAAATAATTTGTATTATAGATTCCATTAATAGATTGAATTAAATCTATAGTTGCGATATTTGAAGATTCTACTCCTTTTATTATATTATTTAAATTGAGTGAATCATTACCAAAAACTTTAATAAAGTTTTGATTTGAATATTTAATAATTAAATCAGTATCTTCATATTGATTTGTATTTCCATTCAAAATTAATAATCTTTCTCCAACTAAAAATTCTGAAATTTCTTGTTCAACCTTAAACTGTGGATAATTTTTGCGATTTACAATCGTAGCATATCCATATTGAATCGCCTTTGGTATTCCCGGATTATCTGTATATTCAGAAATATCAAATTCGAGTATAGCGGGATCGGTACTGTAGTAATTTGTGATGGTAAAAAATTGATATTCATAGTCTGATGAATTAAGTCCATCTCCAATGTTATCAATATTTTCGATGCCTTCTACAAAAATCTGATCCCCGACTTCAAAAGGTATATTTCCAAATCCACCAAAAGGTGTGGTTAATGTACATCTGACAATAGAACCAATCAATTCAACACGATAAACACTAATTCCATTTGAATTATTAATTGTTTTTAGTGTAATTGGATTGTTAGGTAATCCTTTAGGATTTACAACAATTTCTATATTCCCTATAGAAGATCCGGAAAGTTTAGCTTTTAATAACCCAGAATTAATCAGTTCTCCAGTATCACTATTAATACAAATAACATCAGGAGGAGAAATATAATTTTTTCCACTATTTAAAATTTCTATACTCTTAATTGTATTTGAAGATGATACATATAAATTTTTTGCAATATTTGCTATTGGTCTTAATGTTTTATCTGATGAATATTCAAATCCTTCATTTATAGTTTTAGTTTGTTTGATTCTGCCTATGGAATTCGAAACTGGAACTATAAATGCTCCTGATCCATTTGTAGTAATTAGATTACTAACATTTGGAATCTTTTTATAACCAAATCCACCAGAAGAAAGTGAAATTCTATGAATACCCCCAAGTGCAGTATTTGAATTAGTATAATATTCTATGACATCACACTGATTTCTATTATATGTTAATCTTTCTGGATATTGATTTAATGAAATCGTAAATGATGTATTATTTTTATCAATTATATTAAATGTACCATTATATGAACTATCTTGATAGGTTATTTCTGCATATGATAGAACCTCGTTATCTAAATTGATAGGAATTCCATTCTTCTCAAGATTATAATATAATTTATTGGGTATATTTTCCGAATATTTTAACGTTAATGATGCATTTGTAGAAACTCCAGGAGTTCCAACTTTAGTTAATAAGATATTATCACTCTCTCCATCCGATATAAATTTTTTAGTATAATTTATATCAGCATACAAATTAAAATCATATCCGGCCAAAGAAGAATCAATTAAGTTGAATTTAACATTATTATTTCTAATTAAGAATAATGACGGATTAATTAAACTGATTGTATGAATTCCCAATCCTGAAGATTGTATGTCTATGATTACCGGAGGTGTAGAAATACTATTCAAATAAGTATCAGATAGACTAATATTATTTTCATCTATTTTGTAAATAAAATAGTCACTATTAGATAATCCGCTTGGTGGAGTATTACTTTCAAAAAATATTTTATCTCCAGTATTAAAATCGTGCTCTCCAATTTCAATGGAATTTTGTAAAGTATTGACTTTAGTGGAACTAATTCCAATTGAATTAATTAATAATTTATTTCGTGATTGATTAAATTTAACTCTAATATCAGTAGAAGTACCAATTCCTACAGATAGAGATGGTTTAATGGTTAAGGATATTTGATCACCATAATTTAAATTATGACTTGTAGAAACTGAAACTACTGTATTAATTCGATTCAAATCTACCAACACCGGATTATACTTAGTTTCGATAGAATAATCATAATTATCAGATCCCGATGTAATAAAATAAACTCCATCTGAAGTTGTTGTGAGACCAATATTAGTAACAACTCCAATAAAATCTTTAGATTTATTAATTACATAAAGAGATTCTGAATTTTCATTTAATATATTAAATGATGACTCTTCTGGGTCATTTTTTACTGTGATTGATGATGATCCAGTTTCTTTTCTGAATAAAAGCTCCTGGCCAGTTTTAAATTGATGATTTGGTAAGTATATATTTTGTGTTGGAATAAAGATACTATATTCCGTAGTACCAACAGTATATGTTGTAGAAATTCCAGAACCACTAATTGTACCGATACCTAGACTATAGGTTGGATTAAAATAAATTTTTCGATTATTCTGTGAATTGAATATAGTTGTAGATTTATTGATTAATATAGAATCTGGTAGGAATCTTACAATAGAACCGGAAGAATGTGCGACGCCAGCTGAAGACCTTTTTGCTTTAATAATATTATAATTCAAATAGGTATTAAGGACAGAGAAAATTTCATTATCTATTTTAATACTACTTCCAATGGAAATATTATTTGGTATATGAGATAAGTAAATATCAGTATATTTTCCAGTAGATGAATAGTTAGGAATTGATTTACTTATAGTAGAACTAAATGAAGTGACTCCAATTGTATATTTTCCATTGACATTCGATAATCCGGAAATGACAATATTATCACCATTAGAAAAATTATGATAAGGAGTGATAGTAAGTTTTAATTTATTTTCATTTTCCCAAGTAATCGGAATATTATTATAAGTAGTTACACTTGTTTGTACATTTAGTATGTCTACTCCGGTTACTTCTGAAACTTCTGCAGCAACTCCCTGCCCATTAGTATCAATTTCATTGAATACTAATTCATCACCAACAGAATAATTTTTTCCAGCATTAATAATTTCAAAACCATTTACACTACCAGAACTAACTGATTCTACGATCGTTTTTTGAGATACAATTTCATTCGATTCAATGATAAAATCATTATCTGAATATTGATCATTGACTTTATATGGGTAAGTATTTCTGATCAATGAAGAATTATTAAAATCAAATGATTGATTTAGTATATCATTATCGGTTAATGGTTCAGAACGATAACTATTTCCAATAAAATACGGAAATTGTCCAACTATTTCCCCATCATCATTTATTTCAATTGTTGCAAAATAAGCATAAACTCCATTTGGAAAATCTTTAGTTTTTCCAAATCTTCCATTGAATTGATCTAAATCTCCTGAATCATCATATACATAATCTTCAACAAAATATCCATACGGAAAATCCGAAACTGGTGGTCTATTTGTTATATTTGACGAAACATAACTTGTTTTTAATTCTTTAATTGGTGAATTTTTATTCTTAGAATCACTATACCCATAAGGTCCATAGATTGGATTCCCATCATATGCCCAACCAATAATAGGAGAATGTTCTTGACTATCTTTTCCTTGATCATTAAGATAATTTTTAAGATTTTGAGAGTATGAGATTACTGAATACTGTAAATTAGTATCTGTTCCAAGTAGCAATTCACTGCATGTATTTCGGTAAGAATTTTTTTGAATTCCATAACGAACTGCATTATTTACTGTCAGTGCTCTTACATTTGCTTGTATAAAAGCATTTTTACCAGAAGATATTGCATAAATTGATGTATTTTTTGATGTATACCCACTTCCGGAATGAAGAATTATGACATCAATTATTTTATTATTTTGTATAACTGCTCTTAATTTAGCACCAATACCATCACCTACAACAATTAATTCTGGTGTTGAATAATAATCGATTCCACTATACTGAACAGCCACGCTCACAATTTTGCCATTTTGAATTAATGTACTAAATTGCGCCCCAGAACCATTTTTAATATCAATTTTTGGTCTTTGATGAATATTTAAAATTTTAGATCCATAATTTGATCCCTTTTGATAAGTATATACCTGTACGATTTCTCCCTTTACAACTGGATCTGCGGTAATGGATTCGACTATATTTGTATTTTCACTACCAGCAAGAGTATAATATACGTTTAATTTAATATCAGGATAACTAAAAATTTGATAACCTACTCCACTACTTGTAAATTTTAGATATTTTTTCTGCTCATAATTTGTTCGTATTGTTCCTCCAATTCCTGCATCACAAAGTTTAAATTTATTAGAATCAATTTTTAAAACATAATAATAATTTTCTGTGGATATACCAGTAATAGAATTATTATTATATGAGTATTGAATTAACTCTCCATCGGAAAATCCATGATTTATATAATTAATTGAATAATCACTTGTAGATATTTCTGAAGGTGATACTCTAAGTTTTCTATTTGTATAATTTTGCCCACCATGAATAACTTTAATTTCCTTTAAAGTATTTTTTAATTCAGTTTTAAATTTATGAATTCCCGCATTTCCAATTGTAGTAAATCCTACAGTATTAATTCCTAAATTATAATCATTAATATTTTCATAAAGTTCAATAGTCCTATCATTTATAATTTTTGTGTAATAGGTTGCACCATCAATTAATGATTTAGACTGATTATTATTTGATCCTTCATAATTCCCAACACCAATTGGATTGTTATTCGTATTTTTAATATAGACAATTGATTGACCATTATTTAAATTATGATTCTGTAAGAATGTAATGGTTTCATTATTGAAGTCTAGGCCACCACCATTTGCGATAGATCTTGCATCAAATTCTAATTCTCTTGCGGTTTTTTCTATGACTGGTTCAAACACTGCTCCCGTGCCATTACCACCAGTCAATTCAATCTTAATTATTGAATCAATATTAAAATCCTGAGGATCAACATAAACTTCTCTAACAGTTCCAGATACGACTGGTTGTAATAAAGCATTACCATCTACTTCAAGGCGTGGAGGATTTATTACATCATAATCAGATCCACCATTTAAAACTTCTACATTTTCTAATGGACCATAGAAGATTTTATCATTTGATTTATAATTATAAATTTCCACACCATTGTTAAGCATTCCAATAGATCCCGGAATGGTGGAATTTTGAAGATTGCTGTATAAATTGGGTTCTAGCTTAAATTTTTTTAACAGTTTTTGAGCTGATATCTTTTTATTATATTGTGAATATAGAGTAAAGATATGATTTGGGGATAAAGATGTATTTGAAGTATTTTTAAATACAACAAAATCTTCCGCTGAAATTGCGGTTCTACTTTGATATAATCTAATTGATTTTTTATCGTCCAATACTTCAACATAATAGATTCCATTTTCTAAACCTAAAATTTGAGAATTATTAGATGAATAATAAATCTTATCTCCAGTCACAAAGGAAATTACTTTATCAAATGTAATTATAGAACAAAATATATCAAATTCTTGATTCTTAATTACTGATTTTGCAGTATATTTTAGAATATTTGTCGTAATTTCATATGATGGTAATGAGTTTGAGGCAACATACATATATTCTGAATTTTCATCATATATGTTTTGTATATTTGAGAATAATGTATTATTCCCATATTCAATTGGAATTATTGATGATGATGCCTTTTTAATTTTTCTACGAATATCATAAAGACCAGAATCTTTCAATGAAGAAGTGTTTACATTTATTCGTAATTCTTGTTTTGATTGAGAAATCGAAATGACTCTAATATCTTCAAAATTTGGTATTACTAATTCGCTATCACGACTTAAAATTTCTATTTCATCTCCCGGTACTAAATTACAAGAATCAACAGTAGTTTTTAATATAATACTTGCACTTTCAAATTTTTCAACTTGATATCTTGTGCTAGTATTATAAACCCAACTATTTGCAAATATTTGTTTTCTTGTATTTCCAGATGTAATTTTTTCTCCTAAATTTTTTGGTGAAATTTCTTCATTTTCAATAAAACTATATGAATCATTTTCAAAAGTAATATTAGATAAAACTCCCGTAATTCTAAACTCAACTTTTCGATTCAAATCACCATTTTCATATCCATAATAAGTATTGTTTGAATTTACTATTTCAGTTTTATGAATATCGATCTCTTCATTTTTACTATAACATCCTAAAAATTGATTTATAGTTTTGGCTGTATACAAAATCTCCTGATTTTTATAATAAAAACTTCCAGATTCAGGAAATCCAATTGTAGAATCTACTGTAACTACTGATAAATTTGGTAAATTTGAAATTGTCACATCTTCAATAACATGACTACTTTCTGTAATTGAAAATGTACCAGTAATGGTTGGATAAGTATCATCATATCCAACAAAACAATAAAGTTTATAGTATGTTTTATCTTTTCTAGTAATTGTTTCAACCCTAGAGACAGAGGCTGTAGTATATGAATCTGTATTTTTTTTAATTGTTTGTCCAACAAGTTGTGATGGATTTCCACTAATTACATCAATAACAGCAATATCTCTTCGAATATAGTTTGCATTTGATGATTTAAAGAGATATTGTTCTAAATCAATGATATTTGGCGTTTCACCAAATAAAACATTAAAAAGAATTCTGAACGATTCTACCGTTCCCTTTGTTTGATAAAATGTTTTTGCATTGCGAATAAAATTTCCAACATTTAGGTTTTCAACAAAATTTGTTTTTTCTAGACCAGGAGTCAAAGAAAATTTAATTTTCTTATAAAATTCTTTTAAAAATAAAGAACTTAGATTTTTAATTAATGTATCTTTTGAATGATTCGTCGCAAAAGAAGTATTAAAAATTAATTCTTGCTGTTGATAATTTGTAATACCACTAAATCCACGAATACATCCAATAAAAGAGTCTTCTGTTGAATCAGTATAGGTAATAATTTCATCATTTATCTGTAAAAGACCATATTTTTGGGGAAATCCTTTTGTAGTATTAACCCGTATAGTTGTAGATGTAGATGTAATATCAAATTTTAAGGTTGTTGAATCTACAATAACTTCCGGAATTAAATGATCAAGATTTAAATATTGATCTAAATTTTCTGCAATATCTACTGGTCCACTTTGATATTCTTGGGAAATATAATATTGCTTTAAAAATTCCGCTGCCTTGGGATTCTCATCTAAAATAAACTCAGGAAGTTGATTTTCAATAATTTGTTGAATTTTTATTCTAGATTCAAAACCATTTTCTAACATTTTATGACCTCTTTAAATCTCCATTTGAATAACTTGAACGATACGAACTCTGAGTGAATATTACGCCAGAGGTATCATCCCCAGATGCAATTGTATCTTTAACCATATTTATTTTACTTTTCGATACATCAAAAGAAATATAAAGATCTTTTAATCCGACAACATCGTTTGATTCTGGATATGCTTGAATTTCAATAATATCATTGCTCATTTCGGTAGATGTAATTTCAATAGTTGAAATACGAATTTCTCCGGTTAAGTAATTTACTGTACCTGCAGATTGAATTACGATGTATGGAGTAGATTCTGATTTATTTGGAACAGAAGTTGTGGGTTTTACAATTGAAATCACTCCACTTTTCCCATCTGCATTTGGAGTATCTGTGAAATACACCATATCAGTTTCAATTTCTGGTCTCAATTTAAATCCAGTAGACTTAATATTGTATCCAATATTACTATAACGCTCGTTTACATGAAAACGATTACCAAAACAAATTTCATACTGAGCAGATTGATTTAAGAGAGCCTTAAGATCCCTTCGAATACGAACTTTAGTGATATTTGAAGTAATTGCAGTATCAGTATTATCGATGACTTGTAAAAGTTTACTATATTTAAATCTTCCACCAAATTTATTTAAATCTAAAGATTCTGAATATTGATATAAAGATTGAGTTACTGAAGTTTGTAAATCCGAGATACTTCCGATTTGATTATAATTATAATAGATATAAGACTCAATTTCAACGTATAGAATTTTTAGATCTATAATTTTAGCATTAATTCCAGATACACTGTATTGTCTTAATTTTGAAATGATTTGATCTTTATCAAAATCAGATATAAAGGTTCCATTTTTGGGTTTAATACTAATTAAAACCGTTCCAAATTGAGGTGGATTTAATTCTTCGCCACCAACAACAGAAATTGATTCCGCATTCTTATAAATTTTAGATTTGATAATAGTTTCATAATCATTTGCAGTTACTGCTCGATATTGTGAAGAATAGAGTCGAGGAGCATAATAGCGAATCGAATCAATACTTTCAATTTCGGAACCATTTTGTGATTTTTGATTTACAATAATATTGACAGTATTTTTCGGTACAGCAATCTCATCGTTTGCCTTTCTTAAAGATCCAGCGAAAGAAAACGAACTTACGTCATTTCCAGATCTTCCATTTGTTACAATATAATTTACGGTAATAATAGAATTATTTTCTAATTTTTTTCCAAAAATTCCATCTCCAAAAATAATTTCATATTTTTCATCTTGAACCTCTTGAAGTAAAAAGATCTGAGATGTCGAGTCAATTTGAAAAATATTATCTACAAGATTATAAACCGCACCCAAGCCACTTTCACTTGGCCCCTTTACATAAACACGTATGGTGGAAATATCAATAAATGAATTGTCTAAAATAAATTTTTGATCCAGAGAACCATCAACAGTAAATCTTTTAGTTAAAAATGTTCCTTCTTTTACTTCGATATTCTCGAATTTTGCAATTCCTTGATTGACCGAAACTGTAATACTCTCCGGAATTGAAAAAATGTAGGTAGAATCATTTGAGGACCCAGTGCAGACTAAACCAGATTGAAGAGTTAACGTGGGAGTGTCTGTGGTACTGATTTCAAATGAAATATTTGCGCTTGATGCATTTCTTGAATACGGAATATAACCGATATTTCTTGCAAGAGATACTACATTCTGTCTCACTACAGCAGAATCCAAGAAGGATTCATTTACCGCTAAATTGGTGTTAAATGCGGTAATATAAGTGTTATATGCAAGAGTGTCGATCAGAATCGAAAAATTAGATCCTTCAAAATCAAAATCCGTAAATGTTGAGTTTGCTCGAAGATAATCTTTAATCGAGGTACGAATTTGATCGAAATCTAAATTAGTAAATTTGGTGAAAGGCATTTTATCTAGTTGCCTCTAATATGAATGTAAACTGTTGTGTTGGAAATTCTTGACCAATAATATCAAACGTCACGGTCACTTCAAATTCATTTAAATCTGGAATCGGATCTACTTGAATAATTACATTTGTGACTCTAGGTTCGTAATTATTAATCACTTGACGAATTTGATTTTCAATATTCGATGCAGTACCGAAATCTACAAATTCAAATAAGCTTCTACGAATCTGTGAACCGATTGTTGAATTAAAAAACCTTTCGGTATTAATCGTTTCAACTAAATTTCGTATGGATCTTATGATCGCATTTGCATCTTTTAAAATACCCACATCCTTTGTGATCGGATGTGGGTCAAAGGATAGACTAATATCTTTAAAGGATCTAGATATCCTTGTAATGGTCATCTTAATTTGTCAAAAAGTTCTTTATTTATTTATTATGATTTCCAAGCAGTTCCATATACTGGTTCTGTACCATAACTCCAGTCATCATAATCCTCATCATTTCGAATTTTTTCATGTAATTCAATTTGCTTACGAAAATCATGCTTTGGCGCAGAGTCGTGCATAATCTCTTGAATGACTCTTTTTGATTTGTCCGGTACATAATCAGTCACTAAATGTGTAGTTCCCCACATCTGATACATGTAATCTTTGTCTCGATCGGTCATGATAGCTCCTGTTTTAGTGAATTAAAACAGAACTTTTATAAAGGAGGTTGCTATCTCCATAACTATTTAACGATTTACCTCTCGAATTTGATAATTTAAAGAATTTAAGTATTTCAAAAGCTCAATCGCAATCATTTTTGGATTTCCTTCTCCACAAGTATAAACATCAATGGCAATACATCCCTCTTCCGGCCAAGTATGACACGAAACATGACTTTCAGAAAGTGCAATCACAATCGTACAACCCTGAGGACTAAATTGATGAGCAAAAACATTCAAAATCGTCATTTTTGCACGCTCAATACCATGTATCATGACATCTTCCAAAGCCCGCATATCGTTAATTTTGTCAAATTCGATGTCATACACCTCCAATAGTAGGTGCCTTCCCATTGAAAATCTATCCAAGGTGTTCTCATTCGCAAAAAAGCTATTTATTTCTGATTTTTTGAACGATTTCATAGTCACTTTCCAAAATTTGTTTTAAATAAGTCTCATTCCAAGAGTCATAATAAGAAGTTTTCGCCAAAATACAGCGCATTTTTGTTAAAAATTCACTATTTTGATATAAAATTAAGTTATATTTACCATTATTTGTTTGCACCGGCCCGATATGACTCGGTTTATCTCTAAAATCATCAAAAAACTTGTATTTTGAGTATTTTTGATTTAATTCTTGTATTTTAAATCGAGCTAATTCTAGGTTTACATCATCTTCAATCAAAAAAATCACGACACCAAACTCTTCTGAAAGAGGCTGAATGTCGTGAATTGATGAAGAAATGATTTTATAGGTGTGATGTTTTGCAAATGGACAGATCGAAAAGCCCTTTAAATCTACGTTAGATTGAGAAATTCGTTCTATCCATTGTTTTAAATCACTTACCTTGTCCTCGATACTTTTTGCGGGCTTTATTGGCGGATGTTGCTGCATATTTGGTTCCTCCACCGTCTCCTTGTAGAGTTTTCTTTGGTGGTCCGGGATTGTAGGATGTTTTTGTGAAGCTTTTAGTTTGTTTTGCCATAATTTAATTCTCCGTTGTTTCAGTGTGTAAGTCTTCAGGTTTAGGAGATCCAGTCTTATAAAACTGGTCCGCCAGGTCTTGCATTTTATCAGACCATTCCTCTTCCGTCAAGTCCTCATGTAGAATCTCTTCTTTATCACGAATGACGTATTTCATAATCAAATGACTCTTGTTTTTTCATGACCCACACGAATTCGAGGATCACACCAAATTTCAAATCCAGCTTCTTTTGCATCTAAGCAGAATGAAACATCTTCACCACACATATCCTGAACCGCCCCCGATTCAAAAACCTGCATTTTTGGTGCAAACCAAGGATATTTGATTTCTGAATGTTCAAAAACTCCTTTTTTAAT